GTGAGATTGCCATTCACTTCCGCTGGACTACGCACGGCAAGACCGACATGCTCAACTGCCATCCGTACGATGTGATTCCGGGCTTCATCGCCATGATGCACAACGGCGTATTGCACACAGGCAATGCTGCTGACAAGAACAAGTCAGACACATGGCACTTTATTCAGGACTACCTGCACAGCGCTGTGTCTGCGTCACCTGAGCTTGTCTACGATGCGGGCTTCGTGGCTATGATGGAGGAGTTCATCGGCAACAATCGCTTCGTGTTCATGAATGGCGAGGGTCGTATGCAGCACGTCAACTTCGAGCAGGGTATCGAGCACGACGATATGTGGTTCAGCAATACGTACGCTTGGACTCCATCCCGTCTTATACCCAGCTACAAAAGCACGACGGCACTCAAGTCGTACAGCTACAAAAGTTCCTACGGCAGTTACATGGACGACGAGTACGACGAGATGTACGACTACAACGCAAGCTTCGGCATCCACCCACGCAGTGTCAGCGCACACAGCGCCAACTACGACGAGACAGCGTATGACTTTCCCGATGATGAGGATGGCTTTGTGCGCCCTGAGCTTGATGATCTTGCTACTGCTATTACTGAGTGCGACATAGAGACTATGGAGATCTGGCTCAGTGAGATGCCTGCGTATACGATCACTACGCTACTGCACGCTTTCGAGGCTTCGCCTCTTAGCTATACGCATCGTGTAGATCTGTGCGTACCCGATCAGCTTATCTACGATATGTTGATCGATGGTGATGCGTCTGGTGTCATCAGCACAGCTACCAAGTCACACCACGCTGTGATGAGTATTGCCGAGGTCATCTGCTACTACCTGCAATGGGATGTACGCAAGCCTGTGTATGTCAAGCCAACACTGCCTGCATTGTTGACCTAACCAACCGCATCGGGGACGCAGTCCCCGATGCATAACCCAAGGAGACTGTATGAAACTTTTTACTTCCAAGATTCACCAAGTACCCAACGCCAAAAAGGAACCGCTGTATACATTGGAGGAGATAGCCGACAGGCTTGGTGTCGAATACAAGGCGCTCAAGAGTTGTATCAGCAGGAATAGCAGGGTGTGCCCTTCACCTAAAGCGGTGCTTATAGCCAGATCAAGTAGTCAGATGACTAGGAAGTTATACATGCTATCTGAATACAAAGCATGGTTTGAACAACGGCAAAACAGTATGAAAGGAGAGAGTAAATGAGAAAGACAGGATGGGATCCACCAGCCCTGATGCAAGACGATAACCCCCAACTGAGCCAATGGTTTGCAAGCAGACCTGACGCTCGCTATGTTTTTATACGTAACCAAAGGAGAAATGAAATGACTGCAATCACTAAGACGCAGATGGTAAACGCCTGTGTTGACTACGAGGTGGATTGGTTCTTTGATAGAGAGCCTGCGGAACAGAGGGAAGTGTACCGACACCTCCAACTGCACGGGTTTGAAGGGTTCAAGAATGTACCTGACCACAACTTGTTCGCCTCTTGTATAGACAAGGGCATATTTTTAATGGAGGAATGAAATGAAATACAGAGTACAAATAGTTATGTCTTACTGGCAAACAGTAGAGGTCGAAGCCGACAGCCGTACCGATGCTGGAAACAAAGCGTTCGATGAGTTTGACATTACCAAGGCACGCATCGGTGAGGGCGAGGTGTACGACACCGAGTTGATTAAGAACGCGCTATACGTAGTCAGAAACCACAACGGCACACTGCTTGGCACGTTTTCCCACAAGGATGATGCTGAGAAAGATGCCAAAGAGTATCGATACCAAACAGGCAATCCCGCCTATGTAGATGAGGAGCACGGAGATGAAAGTTAAAGAACTGATTGGGTACTTGAAACAGTGTGACCCAGAGACGGAGGTGTACACCTTCAACGACCATGAGATACACGAGATCGAGTGCGTCGATGCAAGCATCACCGAGTGGGTACACCTCAACTTAGGAGAGAAACAATGATGACACCATGGGAGAAACTAGAAAGAGTAGTACTTTTGTTATTGGTAATTGTACTTATAGGAGATATTTTATACTGGAGACCCTATTGACAACTGTCTACTCTTGGACAAATAATTCCAACCCCAAGGAGAAATAATGGAAAGAAACACACCTTACGATACGGGCAAGGTCAAGATTGGCTTGCTCTATACACAACCGCCCCCTACATCTACGCCTGAGTCTGAATGGATACAGGGTGTACTGCTTGGCGACAAGCAGGGGATGGACGACCTACTACTCACCACAATACAGTCCATCGGGATTATTGCTTTTATTTTCATCGTCATGCTACTAACTGGAGGAACCTCAAATGCCTGACATTCAAACTGCTTTCAAACAAGCGCTTAGCAGAACCCTACAACAATGGGACGACGAGGGGGAGCCACCCTCTGTTCAACCAGTGTCTGCTTCTTTTTCGCAACCCATCAAACCAACTCAGGAAATTCCCATGAAGAAAATGTTCGGCATAACAAACAACATCTCTCGCGTAACGTTCGATTACATCAAGAACAATCCCGGCTCCACACGTAAGGAGATCATCGAGGCTCTTGAGCATCAGGGCTTCAACTCAGGGTCGACATCAAGCCTTATTGCACAACTACGCCGTAATGGCATGATCCATGACAAAGACAGCTTGTACTACGCAGATGCGGCTGAGTACCGCCCATTAAAATCTCTCAAGGCATTAAAGAAAATGGAAGAAGCTACACCCAAGCGTAAGTACACTAAGCGTGACGTAACAGGCATCGGTGCGCTGTTGAAAGAGAAGCTGGAGAATATGCCTGCGGTTACCGCATCTGAGCCTTTGTTGCACACAACACCAAAGCAGAAAGGCTTTCTCACCACGCTTGTACGCACTAAGTCGCCCGAAGATATTTTGAAGGACATGACTGTGTATCAGGCGCATGACTTGTACCGCCACCTTAAAGAAATGTTTGGAGGTTAATATGTACATGGACAACCCATCAGCATTTCCAGTACACGCAAAGTACGAAGATGAAACTGTTCTAAACGAGGGCATGACCCTGCGTGACTACTTTGCGGCTAAGGCTATGCAAGGTATGTTAGCGGCATGCACAGGTTGGTCAGACGCGTACCAAGAGCGTATGGCTAGAACAAGCTACATGATGGCAGATCAAATGTTAAAACAAAGGGAATCAAATGAGTGACACACTATTTAATAAAGAAGACTTTGAGAGCATCTTTGGCACGCCCAAAGTGCACATGAATATAGACCCTATGGTGCGCAACGCCGTGCTTGAAGAGGTAGCGCTTGAGTTTGATGCAATGCGCATTGCCTTTGGTGACACATCCGACAGCTTTGCGCGGTACGTGCGGGAGATGAAAACATGAAAACAATAAAGCGTTGCGGGCATTGTGACGCCAAGATGGTTGAATACCGCCATGTTTTTAACAAAGGTTTAGCGCATGGTTTGTATGAACTTTGGGCGGCTGGTGGGGGGCCGATAGGCTTAAGAAACCTGCGACTGACCCGAGTGCAATGGACTAACTTTCAGAAACTACGCTATTGGGGTTTGGTTAATCGCACTCGGCAAGAGGGTGAGTGGGCAATCACAATCCACGGGACTAGTTTTGTGACGCAAGGTACGCCTATTAAGAAATGGGTGTGGACATATCGGGGCGACACTGTACGCTTTGATGGCGATACTTGCTTCTTCAAAGACGTACATGTACCCACGTACGAGAAACGCCCTGACTACGTAGCCACTGCCAGACCACACGGAGAAAGCCCATGAAAGGTAACGGACTTTTTAACGTGCTGGAGAGTAACCAAGCAGCACTAGCCCCAAACAAGCAGTTTGGATCGTGGGCGAGCCGACAGGGGCTACTGTGTTGGAAGTGTCAGAAAACTAAACCCCGCCAAGGGGGTTCAGAAAAGATGATGGCAGGGTTTACCAACAGCCTACGCAGATTCATCTGCAAGGATTGTATTGAAGCTAAACAAAGGAGCCTGAAACTTGAAGAGTAATCACAACATCATTCGTGAACTGCTCAAGCGACACCCCGATGGTTTGAAGTCAAGCGACATAGCCAAGTTCACTGGCATAGACTTTCGCTCTGTCAACAAATCATTGGAGGGTGTGTTCGGTGTGTATATCGATCGGTGGGAGAACGCAACCTACCGCAATACATTGGCGGCAATTTGGGTCGTCGTTGACGTACCTGAGAACTGCCCCAAACCAGAACACGCGGGAAGGAGATCGCGTGAAAAGATACGCAACCCCGATGATGCTATATTTTTAAACAAAAGGAGAGAGATCAATGACTAGCGCTAATCAAATACAGGTAGCGGGTACTCACTACAAGAACAAAGCCATTCAGCCATGGGACTACATCGTCTCAAATAACATTGGCTACTTGGAAGGTAATGTAATAAAGTACGTGTCCCGTTGGAGAGACAAGGGCGGTGTTGATGACTTGAAGAAGGCACAGCACTACCTCACAAAACTAATAGAGACACAGGAGAAGTAATGGCAGCGACACCTGAATCCAAAGTCAAGAAGCGCGTGCGTGAGATACTAAACAAGCTAGGCATCTACCACTTCATGCCACCAGCCAACGGCTTTGGTCGGGCAGGTATTCCGGACATCATTGCCTGCATGGACGGACACTTCATTGCGATTGAGTGCAAGGCTGGCAACGGCAAGACAACAGCCCTGCAAGACCTTGAACTCAACCGCATACACAACGCAGGCGGAACAACTTACATAGCAAGAGAGACCAACATAGATGAACTACAACAAATACTCAGGGAGAAAAGAAGTGGCTTATGAAGACATGATGACCCAAGAGGAGCTTGAGCGCAGAGTCAAGGGCATGTCTGACGAGGAACAGGCACACTTCAAACTACTCATACACAAGCTCGTGATGTGCTATGGCGAAAGCGCGGGGCAAGCTGTCGTCATCATAGGACGCGCTGAAGATCAGATGGCAGGAGTCGTTACCCTTAACTGTGATGAGATGGAGGCGTCGCAACTCATGTTGGCGGCAAACGATTTTTTCGGCTTTCTAAACGTCCTCGACGCACCACCCAAGGAGAACTTTAATTGAAAACAGAAACAGGCGAAATTATCAGCAAGAAAGAAGCACTTGTGCGTGAAGCTATGGAGTGCGGGTTCCAACGCTTTGAAGCCGAGGCTTTCTACAACTGCTTGCGCAGATTCCAACAGAATGAGCGTGAGGCAATTGCCAATATGGTGGAGCCGTGGCTTTTGCCTGAGTACGTGGAGAAAATCCGCAACAGGGGGCAAGCATGACACAAGATGAAATCCTAGATGCACTGTACAAAGTGGTGCAAGAGAACAAGCACTACACAACGTGGACTGTATCAACCCCGCACTTGGTTGCCTTGGTCAACTTAGCCATTGAGCATGAGCGTGAGGCGTGTGCTGAAGTTTGCAAGAAACACGCTGATGTGTATGCGAAGCTTGAAGGAAACCCAACGGCAAAATCAGCATGGGCGGCTTGCATTGATAACCGTGACGCTATTAAAGCAAGGGGACAAGCATGACTGACTGCCCAAACTGTGAGTACCACAGGAAACGAACACATCTATGGCGGGAAGAAGCCTACAAGCAAGCAGGGCATCCGTTGCCTGGGCGTGAGTGGGTTGGGCTGACGGATGAGGAAATTAAAGCGTTTGATACTTGGCACGACAACAGAGAAGAAGAGATTGGTTGGGTCAATCCATCTGAAATCGTGGCCTACATTGAAGCCAAACTCAAGGAGAAGAATGAGCGCACCTTATAAACAGATCATCACGATCGACTTCGAGACCTATTGGGACACCAAGGAAGGTTACACACTCAGCAAGATGACAACCGAGGAGTACATACGCCATGATAAATTTAGAGCGTTCGGAGCTTGCGTCCATGTATACGGAAGCGATGAGCCAACTAGATGGGTTAGCGCAGAGGGACTACCTGAGTACTTCAATGGTGTCGATTGGGGACGAACCGCAGTGCTTGCACATAACGCACAGTTCGATGTATCCATTATGGAGTTGGTCTACGCTGTACATCCAGCCTTCATCTTCGACACCTTATCAATGGCGCGTGCTCTACGCGGCGTGGAAGTTGGCAATTCCCTCGCCAAACTTGCAGGCGATTTTGGCCTTCCCCCCAAAGGGACAGCCGTATATTCGACGAATGGATTGGTGGAGCTTACGGACAAGCTCGAAGAAGAGTTGGCCGATTACTGCGCGCACGATGTATTTCTCTGCGAACAAATCTTCGGGCGCCTTGTACGAGGCTATCCGTCCAAGGAACTTCGGCTCATCGACATGACGCTGAAGATGTACACCCGTGCATGCCTTGAACTTGACCCCAACATGTTGACCGATGCCATACTAGAGGAAAAAGAAAATCGTGAAGCCCTATTACAAAAGCTCGGCGTGGAAGAAACTGCACTGGCGTCGAACCCGCAGTTTGCTGCACTGCTTACGCAACTCAATGTGGTTCCGCCAACCAAGACAAGTAAGACAACTGGGAAAGAAACACTTGCCCTCGCTAAAAACGATGCCTTATTTCAAGCGTTACTCAACGGTGAACGTGAAGACGTTGCCCTTCTATGTGAAGCGCGTCTTAGGGTTAAGTCAACCACCGAGCGCACAAGGGCTCAGAGATTCCTCGACATTAGTAAACGTGGCGCCTTACCAGTACCTCTCTCCTACTACGGTGCGCAGACGGGTCGGTGGACGGCGAGCAAGGGTTCGGCCATCAACATGCAGAACCTCAAGCGTGGAACAAAAGAACGCCCCTCGTTCTTACGCGAAGCGATTATGGCTCCAGAGGGGCATCAACTCGTCGTCGGGGATCTCTCGCAGATTGAGCCGCGAGTACTTGCATGGCTTTCAGATTACACAGACATGCTTGACATCTTCAAGGCTGGAGGCGACCCTTACGCCGCGTTCGGTGCGCAGATGTTTAACATACCCGGACTTAGTAAGGAAAGTCACCCTGACCTGCGGCAGTCTGCGAAGAGCGCGTTGCTCGGTTGCGGTTATGGGTTGGGGTGGGCAGCGTTCGCGTCACAACTTCTCACGGGATTTCTGGGGGCGCCACCGCAACGGTACGATTTGGGCTTTGCAAAGAAACTTGGTGTTACCCAAGCCATGGCGCAGAAGTTCCTAGACTGGGAAGTCAATGTCGAGAAGCTCAACGCCATACCGCACACCTGTACGACCAAGGAGCTAGTCATTCACTGCCTAGCATCCAAGGCGATCATAGATAAGTACAGGGCTACGGCTACGCCTGTGGTGGATTTCTGGAGCCTCAACACCGAGCTTATCCACGCTTCGCTGTACAAGGGCAAGGAATACAAGCACAAGTGCCTGACCTACCGCAAGGGGGAAATCGAGCTTCCCTCGGGGATGAAACTGTTGTATCCTGACCTCAACGTCAGGCGCTACACAGACGAGAAAACAAATAAAGAGCAGGTCGAGTGGACATACGGCCAAGATCGTACTAAGATATATGCAGGCAAGATAACCAACAATGTCACGCAGGGCGTAGCGAGATGCGTAATGACAGATGGTATGGTTCGTACTGCTAAGAGATACTTTGTGGCTGGAACAGTGCACGACGAGCAGATCGTTGTGGTTCCTGACGCAGAGGTGTCTGAGGCTAAGGCTTGGGTCTTAGCTCAGATGACTATGGAGCCGCCCTATATGCCGGGCATTCCATTGGACGCTGACGGTGGCGCACACCGTCGTTATGGGTTAGCTAAAAACTAGGAGAAGCAATATTGAAGTTACCAACAAAAATAAGAGTCGGTCGTAGGTGGTACTCAGTCGAGGTAGTCGAAGCTATGCTAGACAAGTCTGTCATAGGGCGTGTTCATTACGATGACCGCCGTATTCAACTAGGTCGAACGAGTAACATCACGGGCAGGCAGTTCAAGCCCGAAGAGATTACCGACACGTTTTGGCACGAGGTAGTACACACAATTCTGAAAGACATGGGCGAGCACCGCCTTAACTCCAACGAAGCGTTTGTCACCAAGTTTGCCAACCGATTAACAGAAGCCATTAACACAGCAAAGTTTGAATGAAACAACCAGCATGGTCACACAGCAGTCTCAAAGATTTTGAAGGCTGTCAGCGCCGATACCACGAGGTCAAGGTCTTAAAGAAGTACCCCTTCCAAGAGACTGAGGCTACGCGGTACGGCAATCAGGTACATAAGGCTATCGAAGACTACATCAGGGACAAGACGCCAATACCACCTGAGTATGCGCAGTTTCAGCCTGTAGTGGACGCCATGCTGGGTAAGTCAGGCAGAGCGCTTGCTGAGCATGAGATGGCATTAACGGTGGACTTAAAGCCTACGGGCTGGAAGTCCCCTGACGTTTGGGTTCGAGGCATTGCCGACATCCTGATCGTTAACGATGACAACCTTACGGCGTGGGTGGGAGATTGGAAGACTGGCAACAACAAGTACCCCGACAGGGATCAGCTTGTGCTTATGTCGCTTATGGTCTTCGCACACTTCCCCCACATCCGCAAGGTTAACTCTGCGTTGCTGTTCATTGTTAAAAATGATATGGTCAAGATGCAGATGCTACGAGAGCAAGCCGAGCAGTTTTGGTGGAAGTATCGTGAGCGTACTGCACGTCTTGAAGCGTGCTTTGAGACAGATGTATGGAACCCAAATCAAACCCCACTCTGCGGATGGTGTCAGGTCACCGGATGCGAGTTCAATCCTAAACACTAGGAGGAAGTAATGACACAAACCAACGGCAAGCGTGATTACAAACACGCATACAAACTGCAAAAGAAAACGGGCGAGACAGCCGATCAGGTTGAGAGACAGAAAGCCCGTAGAGCCTACGATAAGAAAGGTGTTGACAGAGCAGGCAAAGACATTGACCACATCAAACCTTTGCGTGCTGGAGGCAAGTCAACAGCAGGCAATACACGACTCCGTAACAAGAGCGCAAACCAAAGCGACAACGGAAAATAATAGCTCGGAGAAGCAATGGAAATCATAGAAGACAAAGCAATAGTCTTACGCACAAGGAACCCGAACAAGTACAAGGTAATACCCAAACACAAGATCGTCGAGCGCATGGATGGTGGCTACGACGTGGCAGTGTATTGGGGCTTGGACGAAGCGCGGGTGTTGCGTAACCTAGGTGTTAAAAACGTACCATCGCCTATCACTAGGCGCTACGATTGGCCGGGGCGTTACAAGCCCATGGCTCATCAGATCGAGACGGCAGCGTTCCTCACGCTGTACAGGAGAGCCTTCGTGTTCTCCGAACCCGGCACGGGCAAGACATTGTCTGCACTGTGGGCGGCTGACTACTTGATGAAGCTAGGTAAGGTGCGTAGGGTTCTCATCCTGTGCCCCTTGTCTATCATGCACAGCGCATGGATGGGTGACATCAACAACAGCATCCTGCATCGCTCTGCCGTCATAGCGCACCACCCGCAAGCTAGTCGCCGTATCGAGATGATTCAGCGTGACTACGAGATCGTGATTGCCAACTACGAAGGGCTGAACCTTATAGCGGATGAGGTGCGTAACGACGGACGCTTTGACCTAGTCATTGTGGACGAAGCTAACGCATACAAAACACCATCGACCAAACGCTGGAAAGCACTCAACTCGATACTTACACCCAACACATATCTGTGGATGATGACAGGCACACCAGCCTCGCAGTCACCTGTGGATGCGTACGGGTTAGCCAAACTTGTGAACCCTGACAACGTGCCTCGCTTCCTGACAGCATGGCGCGATCAAGTGATGAACAAGATCACACTGTTTAAGTGGGCGCCAAAGGCTGATGCCAAGGACAAAGTACACGAGGCTCTTCAGCCGGCGATACGTTACACCAAAGCACAGTGCCTTGACTTACCCCCTGTCATTACCATGACTCGTGAAGTAGCGCTAACACCACAGCAGAAGAAGTACTACGATCTCTTGAAGGAGCGCATGCTGGTGCAAGCCGCAGGAGAGACCATCACGGCAGTCAATGCCGCCGCTGGCGTATCCAAGCTCTTGCAGATCAGTTGTGGTGCAGCTTACACAGACGACAAGGAAGTGGTTGAGTTTGATTCAGCGCCTCGCCTTGCTGTACTGGAGGAGATACTGGAGGAGACTGATCGCAAGGTCATCATCTTCGCCTTGTTCCGAAGCACCATCGACACCATTAGCAACTACCTCACCAAGAAGGGGATTGTCAATGAGTGCATTCATGGAGACATTACGCCAAGCAAGCGCGGTATAACTATCAACCGCTTCCAAACAGAAGCAGACCCTCGGGTCTTGGTGATGCAACCTGCGGCTTCTGCGCATGGCATTACGTTGACTGCCGCTGATACTGTGGTGTTTTATGGGCCACTCATGAGCGTAGAGCAGTACATCCAATGCTGTGCCCGTGCTGACCGCAAGGGGCAAGACTCAGACAAAGTTACTGTGATTCACATTCAGGGTAGCGCCATCGAGAGGAAGATGTTTAATGCGTTGGCAGGGAAAGTTAGTGATAACTTACTTTTAACCGAAATGTTCGAGACTGAAATTAAATCATGAAAGGGGGTTGCAACCAATTAAATCACGTGTAAACTGTCCAACCTTAGACAAATAATTAACAGGAGAAGCAATGGAAGAAGAAGCAGTACCGTTAGACAAGTTGGTAAAAATTTACCGCAAGTTACGCACAAAAATGACCGAACTGACCCAAGAGTACGACACACAAGCTGAAGTACTTAAAGGCCAACAGGACGAGATCAAGAATGCAATCAAGGAACAGATGAAGGCGATGGGCGTCACATCAGTTCGCACTACCGAGGGCACGGCAGTTATGTCCGTGAAGACTCGCTACTACACACAGGACTGGGACGAGTTCAAGAAGTTCGTATTGGCTCACGAGGCCGTCGAGCTTTTGGAGAAGCGCATTGCGCAAGGCAACATGTCACAGTTCTTGGAAGAAAACCCCGGGGTCGTACCGCCCGGCCTGAACTCTACATCTGAGTTCGATATCTCTGTACGCAAACCAACTTAATCGGAAATTAAATGAGCAACATTGCAATGTTCAACCCCTCAAACGTGCCAGCTTTCGCCAAGAACGCTGAGCTTTCTGCAACTACTTTGGCTCTGGCCGGTGGCGTCAACACCAATGCCGGCATGAAGCGCGTCTCCATCAAGGGCGGTGTGTTCCGCTTGCTTGCTGGTGGCAAAGAGATTGCCGCTATCGATGAGCGCTTCTTGGATGTGATTGTGGTCAAAGCCGCCCCCAAGGTCAGCCGTATCTTCTACGCAGGATCGTATGACAAAGACGCGGCTGCAGCCGCCCCTGACTGCACCTCTGCTGATGGTGACAAGCCCGATGCAGGTGTGCGTAACAAGCAAGCATCAAGCTGTACCGCATGCCCACAGAACATCGCTGGGTCTGGCAATGGTCAAAGCCGTGCATGCCGTTACCAACAGCGCTTGGCTGTGGTCTTGGCTAACAACCCTGAAGGCGATGTGTTGCAGGTCACCCTGCCAGCTACGTCCATCTTCGGCAAGGAAGAGGGCGACAAGCGCCCACTGCAAGCCTACGCTCGTTACATGGCGGCTCAGACACCGCCTGTTAACTTGGACGCCATCGTGACTCGCATGAAGTTTGACACCAAGGCTGAGTCTCCCAAGCTGATCTTCGCCCCTGTGCGTTGGTTGACTGATGACGAGTACCTAGTGGCTCAGGATCAGTCCAAGTCCAAGGATGCGGATAAAGCCGTGTCGGTGACCCCTGCCGCCGCTGATGGCGTTGTCGCCCCTGCACCATTGGCTATTGAGGGCAAGCCCCCGACTGCTAAGACCCTTGGCGACTTGCTTGATGAAGACGAAGCCGAGTCTATGGCAGAAGTCAAAGCGACCAAGGCCAAGAAAGCCAAGCCTGCGGTTGAGGCTGAAGAAGAACCCGAAGTGCGTAAAGCCGCACCCAAGGTTGAGTCCGTACCAGCTAAGAAGAACAAGCTGGCCGACATCGTTGCTGATTGGGACGATGAGTAAGCATACAGGGGGCTTCGGCCCCCTTTAAAAACATGGCCTATTCACAAAAAATCATTGACGAAGTAGCAAAGACTCCCAAGTCTCTGGGTAACCAGCTTGGGCGTTGGGCGATCCACCATGACTTTCCGGTCACGAAGATTGCCTATGCGCTTGGCGTCTCTCGACAGACTGTCTACAACTGGTTTACAGGCACGGAAGTGTTTGTGGCCTATCGTGACCGCGTCGATTTCTTAACTCACATAATGAAGACCTCTCACTCAGCAGACGAGGCATGGAGAAAAATATGTACGGAATACAACCTAGATCCCTCACCACGCAAGAACTAGTTCGCTTTGCCGAAGACTTGGTGCACACCCCCGAGGGTTTGCCTAGGAACTGGCAGATGGAACTTCTAAGCCGCCTTGCTGGTTACCCCGTCATGGAGCGCCCAACGACTAAAGATTCGCGTCAACTCGAACTCTTCTGACCGCAAGGACTTCAATGACTCCGCTTGAGTTTTTAGCGGTTGTTCTGCCGCCGCCAGAATTTGGCCGGTACTGCGTAGCAGAACTCACAAAGAAAGAGCACGTTTTTACTGCGGCTCTGGATACTACGCCTGCGCACATCAAACGTTGGCATGACAGCAAGTTGGACATTTACTTTGCCTTGGCTACCTTTGGCGAAGAAGACAACCGACAGGCTGTTAATGCGCGTTATGTTAAGTCCCTGTTTATCGACATGGACGGCTACGCATCGAAGAAAGATGCGGCGCAGGCTCTCAGCGCGTTTTTAAACAAGACAGGCATGGATGCCCTAGGCACACCCTACGTCGTGGGTTCTGGTGGCGGTTTGCACTGCTACTGGCCTTTGACTGAGTCCGTGCCTATCGACTCTTGGAAGCCTGTAGCTGAGAACTTTAAACGCCTGTGCAAACAGGAAGCCTTGGCTATCGACATGACTGTGACGGCAGATGCCGCCCGTGTCTTACGTATACCCGAGACCACAAACTTCAAGAAGAAGTACGCAACGCCGCGCCCCGTGCGCATACTGACCGAGGGCGATGTGTTCAGCTTCGAGGGGTTGGCTTCTCTCATACGGGATAAGCTCACAGGCTCAGTCTATGAGCCTCTAGCCGTGCCCAAGCTTGACTTGGCGGGTACTCGCCCCTCCAAGGCTTCTGCTTCCCCGACCAGTGTCAAGCTCTTTGAAAACAGCGTAACCAAGTTCAAACCAATTTGGCTGGCTACGCAAAACAATCGTGGGTGCGGCCAACTGGCCAACTACGTTGAACACGCAACCGAAGAGGGCATGGAGCCGATCTGGCGTGGCTTGTTGTCATGGGCTAAGGTCTGTGAAGACGGCAATAAAGCTGCGGTGTGGCTAAGCAAGATGCATCCATATGAGCCTGAGCGCATGAACCAAAAGCTTCAGAGTATTAAAGGCCCATACCCCTGCATCAAGATGGACTCCGAGAACCCCGGTATATGCCCATCATGTACACACTGGGGCAAGATCACCAACCCATTGATCCTAGGTCGTGAGTTGGCTGTCGAGGTCGAGGAGAAAGAGATCGAGGTAAAGCTCTCAAGCGATAGCTCGGTCACGCAGAAAGAAACCATCAAGGTCATGCGCCCAACACCGCCACGCGGGTACTCCTATGGAGCCAACGGCGGCACGTTCATGGAGCGCACAGTAGAGGATGACGAGGGCGTTAAGTCCAAGAAGCAAGTCATGCTACTACCCTACGAACTGTTTGTTGTTGACATTCTCAACAGCAACGGGGATCACACAGTACACCTGATAGCGCTCAAGCCTGATGGTGCAGTGAACATAACTATGGCGCAGAAAGCCGTGGTCAGCAAAGACGAGACTGTTAAGGCGTTAGCCAATCAGAATGTGGTGGCCGCTTTCGGTCACAACAACGACAAAAACCTATTTGAATATGTGAGGGCATGTGTGGAAGAAGCTAGTACAAGCAGACCTGCTATAAAGGTTCCTGACAGCTACGGCTGGCAGGCAGACAACACGTACGTCTATGCAGGACGTATCTTCAGCAAGGGCAAACCACCAGTCAAGGTGCCAATGCCGGGTCTGGAGAACATCACAGTAAACACCGAACCCAAGGGAACCATTGAGGCTTGGCGCGACTTCATCAACATGTTGATCGCCAAGAAGATGTGGGGGCACATAGCCATAATCCTTGCCGGTGCTGGAGCGCCTTTTATGCGCTTTACAGGCATCTACGGGATGACATACCACTGCGCTAGTACCGAGTCGGGTACAGGCAAGACGCTGTCTCTCGAAGCCGCCGCCTCAGTATGGGGACACCCAACGCATTACCGCACAGGCAAGAGCACTTCTCCTGTGGCTATGCAACAGCGCTTGGGTTTACTCAACAGCCACCCGCTTATCACGGATGAGATCACCGCCAAGAACCGAGCCGCCCCTGAGTGGTTGCCTGAGTTCCTGTTGGATATGACCGAGGGTCGGGGCAAGGAGCGTATGGAGTCTGGCTCCAACAAGGAACGCTTGAACCTCTCGACATGGATGACTGTGTGCTTGATGTCATCCAACACGCACGTTGTGGACTACTTGACCGGTGGGCGTAACCACTCATCAGAGGGCGAGCTTCGCCGCCTGCTTGAGTTTACGTTTGACGAAGCGCTTACATGGGAGCCTCACGAGATTGAGATCATTAAGTCTTTGCAACACAACTATGGCGTGGCTGGCTACAAGTTAGTTGAGTACATGGTTGAGCATGTTGATGAGTTCCCTACATCTGTGCGTGAAGCGGTTGCCGCTATGTACACGGAGTTCAACGCAACTAACGATGAGCGTTTCTGGATGGCAAGTATCGGAGCCGCAGTCCATGCCCGTAATGCTTTTAAAGCGGCAGGTATTGTGGATATCCCCCTCCGCCCCGTGCTGAACGCGTTTAAGAAGGTCGTGACGGCTATGCGCTCTAGCATGAAGCACAGCTTGCGCACCGCAGAGGATGTACTAAACGCTTACACTAGGGAGAGCTACGGCAGTTTCGTGGTTATTAAACCTAGTACTGGCGGCTTGATGGCGGAGCTTGGCAGTGGTCAGATGATAGACCAGACGATTACACGCAACAAGATTCTTGGGCGTGTAGAGCATGGCATAGCGCCCGGCTACATCGACTACTTCATTGAGGAGACCCTGCTCAAGTCCTATTGTGCTTCTATGAGTTTCGGGTACGCTTCGTTCAAGCGCCAGCTTGAGGACACGTTTCAGATTGAGTATCTCAGGAAGAACATGACCTCCAAGACCAAAGGCCCCGCCATGCGGGTTCCAGCAATGCGTGTCAGACGAAAGATGGACGAACTAGAGGAAAGTATCATCAATCCGCGTCCCGTGGGAGACGCTTGACAAAGGGCAGGGGTTCTTTATCCCCTGCCTAGATACGGACGAAGTTCGTGAACTAGGGCTGCGCAAGGCAGTCCTTTGCCGAGTACTAGATGCCCGTGCTAAGACGGGCATCTACGAAGGCTTTACTGGGGTAATGTTTTATCGACTGCCCCGCGCACCATTGAAGACAGCTTGATTTTCATCTGCCGTATCTCGGCCAACCGGTCACGCTTCTCTTCGGGCGTAAGGGTTGAGGCACGCACGGCACGCTCATACTGGGTCAACTCGCCAATCTGCTTGGTAAAGTCACCAGAGATCTCGCCTAGCATGTACTCCTTACTACGCTCACTAATCAGCGCCAAGGCTTTGGACTTCTCCCCGCGCTCGATGTAGTTGTCCACTGTCTGCTTGACCTTGGAAAACTCATTCATGCGCTCAAACGTACTGTTGATGATCTCGCCAGCATCGTTGGGCTGGAACGCACCGCCAATGACTGCACGTTCAGACAAGCGTTTGTAGGTCTTCTCAGGCGAACCTTCTGAGGAGAAGGGGGAACTAATAGCTTGCAAGAACGCCAAGCCCATCGTGCCGGTATAGCCCTTGATAAACGCTTCGACCTTGATAGGAGATGCGCCAACAGCAGAACCATACGCCTTGGCAATCTCGGTGGTGTTCTCACGGAACTGCGCTTCTGGCAACAACTGTTGCTCACCCTTAGACAGAATGTCACGCCCTGTGTAGAACGACTTACCCAAAGAAGTCTCAATAAGAGGCTTCATGGCTTGCGGTATGGGCAGTAGCGTAGGAACCTTAAACCCACCAACATCGATTGTGGCCATGCTAGTACCGCCGGGAATAGTCTGGATCAAGATTTGGTTAAACGCTTTGACCGCTTCTTCGCTACCGTGCTCGTTCATCATGGAGTTGTACAGCGCTTCTGGCAAAGCCTTGAAGATGTAGCCAATCTCAAACGGAATTGGTATACGAATCGGCTCTTCCACACCGGGAATACGCACGAACCAATTACCGTACTTCTGATCTGGCGTAGCGTTCTTGTAAGCTTCGTCGTCCTGCATTGCAGCAGCATACGCCAGCGTACCAGCGGCTATCATCAGGCCACGGGTTAACAGCTTTTCCTGTATCTTCAAGCGCTCATTGAAAGGCAGGTTGCCTGACAGGGCTTTGTACAGCACATTCAAACCTTGAATCTGTGCGTTGAAGAACGGGATCAGTGCGTTAGCCCAGTGGATGCTAGGTGACGCACCACGCTTGTTAAAGTTCATGGACTCAAGCGCCATGTACGTGGCTTCCATCTCAGACAAGCCCTGCTTGATGTAGCTGTTGTATTGAGCGCGTCGTGTAAGCGCATCGGCTTCCATAGAGATAGCTTCAGCCCTTGACAGTAAGTCAGAGAACACGCCTCGGCCAGCAGTAATGTCGCGCAAGATTTTGGTTAGGTCTTCGCTACCGCCAGTAAACACCTGACCGCCAGTAATGCCTCGGCTCTCTAACGTGCCCTTGGTCGCGCTACCAATTTCTTTAAGCGCTCCAGTAACAGGGAAGAAATCAGCACCGGTCAATAGCGGGGCGGCTAAGGAGTCACGGAACAACTGCCTAGCCGCGTACAAAGGCGACGCTGTAATGGTTTTACGCAAGAGCATAGCAGGGGCTGCCATAGCACGCAAGGCAAACGGCATTTGAGACGGTATACCTTCCATGCCTTTGACCAAGATGTCCGCAGGAATGCCTGCTTTATCCGTAGCAATCAGCGCATAGCGGTCGCCTGTGTCTTTGTCTTTCTCGTTCTTGGGGTCAGGCTCAACTTTAAAACGAACCACGTTAGTGCCAGAGATAGGCTTACGCGTAATGGTTGCCAAACCCAAGTCCACCAACTCAAATACAGCACTGCTTGTCGCTTGGTTACGCAACGCCATGTCCGTCAACAAGTTTGTGTTCTGAACAGCGCTGGTCATAAAGTCAATGATGGGCGCATCGCCGCCAACTAACTCTTGCAAGTATGGTTGCTCTTTAATGTTACCAATCTTGACTGGGTTTTCTCCGCCAATTAACAGTTCCACCACGCCGTTACGCTGGCGGTAGTACGGAATGTAATCCTTAGTCGCAAGCAGTTTTTCTACAACAGAGCGTGGGATCGCGTGCGTCTGAGCCGCAAACCTAACCAGCCCCTCGTTGTATGCGTTGTATTCAGCCCGTGCTTGGTCAAACAAATCTTTAAGGCCGGGCGTGTTCTCAATGGCGCGGTTAGCGCTATCCAGTTCAGCTTGGGTAATCTTGCCATTAAAACCTAGAGCTTCTAAACCTACGTCTGGTCGTTTAGCGCGAATGCCCGCCAAATACAGGGTGAACAGACGGCTGGCGCCATCTGGACTGCCCACCAAAGGTGAAGCACGTTTAAGAATCTCAGCCACGCTACGAATGCTTGGCCCCTTAACGCTTTCAATAATGTACTCGTCACGGCCATCTTTGCGGGTTTTCTTGGTGCGTTGCAGTGCACCATTGCCTACAGACTGCGCCACAAAGTTCATGCGCTGGTCGTACATACGTAAGTAGTACAACATTTGGAAACCTTTAAGCTTGTCCATGCCTACATTTTTGTCCCTGACCAAACGCTCAAAGCCAGCATAGCGATCAACCATCTGCGTCTCAAACGCCAAACCAGAGCCGTTGGCTTTAATCTTGTCGTACAGGTTCTTGTCTTTGGCAATCATTTTGTCAACAACAGATCCTGCCGCAGCCAACTCAGGCGTGGCCCATCTGGTAGCCAAAGAAATCAAACCTGTTGGAGACTCGTACGTGCCCGCAAACTCTTGTTGCATACGCTTGGTAGCTTGGAACATTGTGTAGTACAAGTCGCTTGTACTGACGTTTGCCAAGCCCGGCATGCCCATACCGCGTAACCACTGGCGAAGAGCGCCAAGCACCACCTTGATGTAACGGCCAGCCTTCTGGACAAACGTTTCGTTGACTGTGGCCTCTTGCATGTGCGCCAGCATCTCACGTACAGACTGGATCTCTCCCATACGGCGAATCTTTTGCGCAACTTCTACCTCGCCTTTTTGCTCGGCTTCAACAGCGCGTTGCTCCCATGCAGTAGCAGATGCCAACACATCTTCCTCGACGCCCAAGGCTTTGGCCATGCCAAAAATGCCGCCTTCCGTGGTACGAATGGCTTTGGTCAAGTCCATCATACCTTGGGGGCCAAGCACCACATCCACGCCATAGTGACCTACGGCTTCGTGAATCAAAGTCTTTTCTAAGTCCAGCGCATCAGTGTGTTGATCGCCAATAACAACAATCGTGCCGTCAGGTAACACAGCGCCTTTGACTGACGACGTTTCTACATTTATACCGGCGTCAGATAACGCTTTCAAATATTTAACTGGCGCCTGACTAAGTGTCGGGGCGTAAATAAACTTTACATCTTTTGGTAGTTTGCTTGCAAACTTGTCTGCAATAGCTTTAGCTTCTGCTTCGGCTATGGGATTTGAAACCGGTTCCGCTTCCACACGAAACACTGTGCCGTCTGTGTCATCAGTACTGTCAATCAACCGCTTAACATAACCGCCAGTAACTTCTTTCAAAGCCTTGTTGTACTCAGGCGAACCCTTAGAGTACATGGTGACTAGACGATCTTTCTTGGCAAAACCTTCAGCCGCTCTACGCACACGCTGCTCTTCAGTCGATGCGGTTTTAAGTTTTTGATTTTGTTTAATCAGAGGTTTAATGTCTGAGTTCTTCTCGTCACGCGCTAATGTGCGCATGGCGCCCTTCATGTCTTTGACGTTCTCAGCAATAGGCGCACGGGTAGCGCCCTTTGTATCTGTTTCTGGTTTACCCAGCAGTATTTCGTCAGCGATCTTCTTGGCCGCAAAGTAACGCTTGGTCAAGTCGGCAAGGCGTTCTTCGTTCTTAACCTCCATTGGTTTCAAACGTGTTGACAGTTCAGCCAACCGAGCTTTGGTCTTGTCAAGTTGTTGCGTTAAATCTTTAACACGGCGGTCGTAAGCCGACTCGCTAAGCGTACTGATGTCATACTCTTGCTTACGCTTAACTTCAGACAACTCGTACGCAATCTTGTCGTACTGGTTTTGAGCATTACGCACAGCAGTGCGTTGCTGGCTAATCTCGGTCTGCCCTTTGAGTGTACGTACATGCTCAATTTCTTTGCGTAGCTTCTCTTGCTCAGCACGCGCATTGGTGTACGTAGTGATTTCTTTCTTAGGCAGGCGGTTAATTTCCTGAGAAACTTGCCACTTAGTATCTAGTTCTGTGGACGTAGAGCCAACCACTTCTTTTACAGACACATACCGAGCGCCTGCCAAGTCTTCCATAAAGAGTTCTTGGGCATCCAACTTCTCTTTGGCTACGTCAATACGGCGTTGGTCAAAGGTTGCAAGCGCGTTTCTGTACGCCTTGCGGGCTTTCTTAAGCGAGTCGTACGCTTTCTTAGCCGTAACGTTCTTACGCTTTCTATCTTTTTTATCAGCTTCTGAGTCGTTTTCGGGATCGTAATTAAAAACAGGGCCGTCGGCTGTGTACTCCACAGTCCAGCCAGCGTTCATAGTTTGAACTTCACGGGACTCGCCAAACTTGCCAGCAGCGTATGCAGCCTTGCGGCCTTCTTCGCTCAAAGCTTTAACGCGGGTAACTTTGGTGCTAGGTATACCTGCGCCTGTTTGGATGCGTTCTTGTTGGGCTTTGGCGCTTATACGCGCTGCTTCTTTGGCGTTGTCCACAGCTTGCTGAGACAAGATAAGTGCGCTACGGCGCTTAGCTAGATCGGCTGTTTTCTTTTCATCTTTGTATGTAAGCGCTTTCTCAGCAGCTTTAAGCTTGCCCCATGCATCTTGCAGTGCGCTGTCGGCGCGGCGAAACATTTCAATTTCGGCTTCTGTAACCTCAATGACTTTGCTTTCAGCTTCTTTAATGCTCTCATCAATAGACGCCAGTTGCTCACGCAACTCATACAAGTCCATGTTGAAGTCAATAAACGCCTGCTTGTTTGTCGGGGGCGTAGCCCTAGACATCCGGTTAATAGCGTCAAACACTTCTCCGCGGTTCTCCCGCAAAGACTCAATTAAGTCTGCTTTTTCTTGTGTTTGCTCCGCTTCTAGCTCTTGCGCACGCTCTCTAGCGCGCCCCAAAGCCGTTTTAAATGGCTCTGCTGGATTAACATCAGTGCTGTACTCTTCCATGAAACTTTCACGGAGTTGCACAAGACGGCCTTCAGCCGTGCGCATAAACTGCTCAGTGAGTAGCGCAGCCCTGTAAGATTCTAAACTTCGCAGTTCAAAAGTTGCTTCGCCTTTTGTAAGTTTGCGCAAAGCCGCAAGCTGTTTATTAACCGCACCAAGTCTTGCTTGGAATTCGTCACCTTTGGGGATGTCCGCTGGTTTTTCTTTGACTATTGGTTCGGTCGTGCCGTTTTTACGGGCTAACTCATCCATGTCAGTCATAGCAGTTTTTAAACGATCAACGTTCTTCTGCGCCATCGACAAGCCAATTTCACGGCTTTCGTTTTCAATGTCTAAACCAAGCGCCTTGGCTTCTAATACAAGCGGTTGAAGGTCTTCGGAGTATTTGCTTATATCAAGCAGCTTAGCTTCTGTAGACAGTTTTTCGTAAAAATCAGAACGCTCTTGTAAGCGTTTGGACTCTGCTTTATATAAATTTGCCTTAAGTTCTAACAACTCATTTTTTGACGAAAGATATTCCGCCCTAGTTTCAAACGCCTTTTCGCGCATCTTGTCTGCTTGAAACTTATACTGACCGGACAACTCACCGTAGTAATTAAACTGCGTAGCTTCAGGTCGTTTGCGTAAATTTTCCAATGCCCCAAGCGCAGTCACGTAGTCAGTACGCGCCTTCTGCAAGTCTTCAAACCGCACAGGCATGATGCTGGCAAGGCGATTAACTTCTTTACGCAGTTTGGCAATCTTGCCGTACTTAGAAGAACCCAAGAACTGTTCTGGCGTATCAAAGATAACGCCTTGCTCTGCTGTAGGGGCAAATAAATCTTCTGTTGTAGTATCGACACCCTTTGCGGCAAAGAGTCCAATATCGTCTAGCGATGCTTGGTTCTGTGCAAGGCTCTTCTGTAGCGCTTCCATGCGCTTGTTAAGCTGTTTGAGTTGCTGTTGCTGCTCTTCAGACAACCCGCGGCGTGGTACTTTCTGGCCAACCTTAACTTCTTTGCCGGGGGGAATGTTTACAAGCGCGTCAAGCTCGCCTTGCGTATCTTTAATGGCACGCTCCAGCACCCGCTGGTTGTACTCAAGATCAGTCCCAAGCTCAGACGCTAGGTCTTCACCCAAATCCAACTGCTGCATACGCGCCAGCAGTTTGGCAGTCTTGTCGTAGTCCTTAGCGGCAAACGCTTCTTTGATCTGGGTTTCCAGTTCAGCGGCTTCGTCGCGTCGTTCTTTAAAGCTAGTAGGAATCTCAGGCGCTTTCTGGCGCTCACCAAGTTCTGCTTGCTGTTTTTTATAACGTGCGTCTAACGCCGCAATCTCTTTTGTCAGCTTTGCACGGGCTTCGTTTTCACCTTGTTTATTTTTCAGTGCGGCAAGCTGCTCTTCTTTTTCTTTAATTTGCGCCAGCAATCCTTGACGACGCTCAATCTCAGACACCTCCACACGTTTGCGCTCCGGCTTGGCCAGCAACGCGGCTTCAGCAGTCTCCAACTGTTCTTTAATTGTCTCAACCGCTTTTTTGCGGTTGGCAAATGGACGCTGGCTTGCAGGACGTACGTCTTTTTCTTTCCTGCCTCGTGTGAGCCTTGGCTCATCCAAGCGCTTCATCAAGTCAGTGATGTCTTGCGTAACCCTAGAATCGTGCTCTGCAAAACCGTCAAACTTCTTTTTACGCAACAAGTAGCGCTGTTGCATCTGGTCACGGGCAATATATGCTTGGCTACCAACTGGGCCTTCTGGCATTGCCAACCACTTCTGACGGGCAGGCTCTAACTCTGAATTACGGTATCGCTCCATCTGGTCACGCAAGCGCACCAACTCTTGTTGCTTAGCCTTGATCTTGTTGCGGATCGGTTTCTGTTGGCTCTCAACAAGCTTATTGATGTCTGCAATTAGCGCATCACGTTTTGCCGTTAGTGCAGGGGAGTCCACCCAGTCCTGCTTACTAATCTTCGCCAACTGTTCCTGCATCTTCTCCAGTTTGTTGACTCTGGTAACAACGGTTTCTTTGACCGGTTTTGCTACGTACCGCGTGCTCAACTCTTTGAGCGAGCCGTACATGTCGTTGGTAGCTTGCAGAATCTGGGCGCTAGACAGGGGTGACTGTCTCTGAGCCGCACGCAAATGTGCCGCTTCTTTTAATGCCGCCTGTACGTACTGGGTACGCAGCTTAGACAAATACTTTAAATCGTACTTGTGCGGTGCATCCTTGGATGTACGCTGACCTTCTAACGCTTCAAGCAGTTTGTCGTAGGCTTCGTCTTTATTTTTCTTCTGACGCTTGGCTTCCAGCGTATGGCGCTGTGCGCTAATCTCTTCGTTGTCTGCGGCTTTAAGTTCTGCTACGCCGCTTACGCCCATGACCTGTGCCAACTCGTTGGCATCTTTGGCTTCCATCTTCTCAATGGGTGGCAGCGTAGTGTCAATAGTTGCTTTACGTTCTGGTGCGGCAATTACTTTCTCGGCAAGGCGTTCTTCTCCAGCCGCAGTACGGCGGCCACGCTTGCCTTCCTCAATATGCTTGAGCAAGCGCTCCAGTTCCTGAGCCTGCATGTCACGCCACAGGATTTCCTTGGCTTTCTCTGACAGGTTGCCTTCTGTGTCGTACAGATTGTTTTCGGCAAACGGATCAGCCATGTACTGATCGAGTAGCTCTTGCGCTTTCTGTTTGCTGGCATCCAGCTTGGCACGCAACTTACCTTCGACAAACTCGGCGTCTTCAATGACGTTGAGGTCTAGCTTCCTGTTGCTTAGACCTTTAAGACCAAGGATGTCTTTGACTTCTGAGTTGATAATCCCTGAGTCAATGGCTTCGTCCACGCCCGTCTTGGCAACCTTGGGCTCTTGCTCTTGCAGTTCCTTGGCTTCTTTCTCGGTCAAGTCACGGCTGACACCCTTCTCATCAACGATGTAGGGTATGCTTCTGGTAACTTCCTTGGGCGAGGTGCTTGGAACGCGGCGGTACAGCACCTTGGGTGCGGCTTTGCCTGTTTGCGCTTCTGGGCCGACGAAGTCAGGGTCAATACCGCGGCTCAGTGATTCTGCATACTCTTCAGGAGTGAGAGTCTTTTTCTTACCTTCTTCTTTAGCTTTAATACTTTCTTCGTAATCCTGCTCGGCAGTAAACAGGTCTTCGTCTCTGCTAACTTGCGACTCAGGTTGTTTCTCAGTGATCTGCTCAATGTCTTGCTGTGCTTGCTGGCGATCTTTTTGATCCAACTCTTTTTGGAAGTCAGCGCCAAACATGTCCACCTGTTCAGTAGGTAGTGCACGGACGTTACGCGGCATCGCCCCGCCGGGAAGCTTACGCTCAAGTCCAACTTGTGTAGTTTCCAGTTTTTCTAACTGTGCGGCTAGTTTTTGAGCCTTGGCAAAGTCACCATCGTCCAGAGCTTTATCCAACGCTTTGCGTACCGCGCCTAGATCAGCTTCGGCAGGGGCTAGTTTGTCTAATTGTTTAAGTGTGCTTTTGAGGCTCTCTTCTGCGGGCACCATTTTCTCAAGCTGTTTAGACAGCGAGATAATGCGATCAAATCCTGCTGGTGTATTCTGCAGTTTTTCTAATTGTGCGGATAGTGCTTCGGCTTTAGCAAAGTCGCCGCTAGCCCGTGCTTTATCCAACGCTCTCTGTATGTCCTGCTTAGCCCTAACTTCTTGCAGTTGTTTCTGCAAGTCTGGGACTACGCGCCTAACTTGTTCCAAGTCTGTTGTGACGCGCTCACGAAGCGTTGACTGCAATGTATCAAACGGCTGGTTTTTTATCTCGTCATCGGTATAGCCCAACTGCTTGGCTAGACTGTTAAGTTGTTCAGTACGAGCACGCTCTGCGTCAGGCAATTCAGAGTATTTACCGACAACTGTCTCGTCACCCATCTGCGCCAACAACTCAGGCGTACCTATCTTCCTAGCTTGGGCTAAACGCTTTTCTTCTGCTTTGGCGGCAATGGCTTGTTGTTTAGTTTCTTCAGCCTGCTGTTTTTCAATTTCTTTGGCTACACGGTCTTGTTCTTCTTGCGTCTCTTGTTCTTGAAGCTGGCGCATCTGCTCTTCTTGACGCGCTACTTCCTGTTGCTGGGTACGCTCGCCCCGAGCCGCGGCTCTGTCTCCAAACCGACCGGCTGCACCAATAGGGGCAAGCAAACCGACTTGGTAGGCTGTTTCGCCGTATTCTTTAAGAGCGTCTTCGTCTGTTAAGGACAAGCCTGCTTGCGCACGCTGCAACATCTGTTGCGTAATCTCAGTCGGGATCTCCGCAAGAGCGCCAGTAGCCGTGCCTTTTGCAAGGGTGGCCAGCAGTCTTTCATCGGCTAGTTTAGATGCTTGTGCGGCAGACCTGCCAAACAAAGCTTTCTCGGGGATGCCAGTTAGCTTACTGATAAGCCGCCCGCCCAAAGGAATAAATGTGCCAACCACATCCAACGCGGCTTGAGGAATGGCGGCTAGTGCGGCGGCTCCACGATCAATCTTAATGGGTTCGCCGCGATCTATCTGTGCGCGAGCTTGGGCTTCAACGTCACCGCCATACTGCTGAATAAGAGATGGCAAAAACGCACCACCAATACCGCCAACGACAGTACCAACAGGGCCAGCAAATGAACCAAGGGCGGCACCTGCGCGAGCACTACCTAATGAAGCGGCAAGATTAGGCGCTTGTTCAGCAAGAGCTAATGGGATTTGTCGGCCAACTTCGCCGACAGCAGAAAGAAGTCCTTTCTTTTCGTACGCTTCTTTGACTTTATCAAGGCCAATTTCATCTGCGTAGCGTTTGCCCATGTCTTCGCCACGAGCAAGCCCCTCTTTAACAGCTTCTTCTGGGGAGCCAGTCACTGTCCCAACAGCCGTGCGCCCTGTAGATATTAAGGACTCGATGCCTTTACTGACTGCCGCACCAAGACCTTCTTTGGGTTTTAGCTGTTTGTAGTTTGCCCGAACAAACTCAACAACCTCATCAGGGGACGCACCAGCAGGGCCCTCTACACTATAAACACGCCCATCAGGGCCTTCTACTTTGTAAATGGGCATTGCTGCTTCCTAGATTTTTATGTGGGGTTAGTTAACCCCTAGAAATTTAAAACCACCGCCCCCAGAAGGAGCCGCGGACTGTGAACCCATTATAGGTTTAATTCCAAGACTTGCATAGATGGCTGTGCGCAAACGCGTTTCTTCTCTTGCTTTAGCTGTCGGGTCATTCATAGACGCCATTTGCCCCGCCATAGTTTTCTCCCACTTATTAAGATTTTCTTGCACCATCTTTTCAGCTTCAAACTCTGTATTTTTTTCTTTGGCACCACGTTCAATAGCATCAGCGTATGAGCCGTAGTACTTAGCCTGTGCTCTTTGCAACTCTTCGGCGCCTTTAGACTTAGACTCCTCACGCTCCATCTTCTCGCGTTCTTTCTTACCAGCAACGGTAGCCAATCCGGCTTCGCCAAGCGCGGTCATAAAGTTTGGAGACTTGCTTGCAAGTAAGTTTAGACCTAAAGTTAACAGATCATCATTGCTAAAGCCTTTACGTTCTTTAACAGGTGTTACGTCTTCAGCGGCTTTAACAATATCGTCACGCGTCATTGGTGCTTGGTTAGCTTCCTGCATGCGCTCAAGTTCGTTGGCGTCAATCCCTTTAAACGGAACTGCTGCGGCTGCAGCATTGGCGGCATCGCTAGCCGCATTTGATTCCGATATTGCAGCAGGCGTAGCGCCTGTCAGAGTGGCAATGCCTTGCGCTCGATTGGTCTGCCCAAAACGTTCGTCGGCTAGCATGTTTTGTGCGTCTGCTTTTGTAGTAGCTTCTTCTGCTTTTGCCCAGCCTTCAGCAGCTTTTCTGGCTTCTGCGGCTTCTGCTTTGTCTTTAGCCAGATTCAACAGTCGATCACCTGTAGCCACTCTTTCGCCCTCTTGTGCAGCGCGTGCAGCGCCTTTTACAGGAGGTACCGCAGGAGGCGTTTTTGGAGGCAGTGCGTTGCCTTGCGAGTCTACAAGTATGGTCTCAGCACCTTTTGCTAGCCCTGCAATACCTTGTTCTGATGGCGGGGGTAAACGCAATGTATCAGCAACTTTTGTTTTTTCTGCGGCCGTTGCAGCAGCTTCTTTGGCCAGTGCTTTAACCTCGCCGGCACCCGCAGAAGGACGCCTCACACTTGCTCCAGAGCCAATGCGAGCCAAATACGAAGGCACTTTTAAATCTTCTAGTGTCTTTGCGGTACTTTCAGATACTGTTCTTCCGCCAACAGTACGGGGTTCGTACGTAACTTGTGCGGCTTTATCACGGAAAGACTTTTCCAATTCAGCACGGTCAATACCTTTACCGGAACCAAAGATTCCCGAAAGCATGTTAGGCACTTGCTCTAACGCAGCCGCACCGCCAGCCGTAGGAATAGCCAGCGTGCCAGTAAGATATTGCAAAGCCGTCTCACCTGCGCCAATCACGCCTTGGTTACCTGTGATGTAACGATCTTTCTCGCCGGGTGCTGGGGGTGCTACTTTAGAGCCGGGGATTTGAGAAACTAAATCTGTAATGCCAGCTTTTGGCGGTGTTTCAGCTTGGGCAGTACCAATTGGTATAGCCGATGTCAGTACTGGCGCCATTTTCTTTTGCGTCCAAGCAAGTACATCGCCAACGGTCTTCTTACCACCTAGCACTTCTGGATTAGCTGTAAGAATCTTGTCTTTGTTTTTAGGATCGGTTTTATCCAAGAACGAGCTAATCGGTGTATTGGGGTCAGCAGATAAAAGCTTAGACCCTGTCTCTGTACCCAAGAAATGGGTTGCATACAGTTCTTGTGGTTTAGGTGGGCGGCCAAGTTGTTTTGTTAGTGCCGCTTGGTTTTGTGCAAGATACTTAACACCCACACGGATATTCTCCATTGGGTCGTTACGTTTCTTAGGATCGCCACCCAAGCCTTTAAACGTGGAATCTATTACTTGGAAAAGACTCTTTGCAGAGGAGCGGGGTTTACCCGTGTTTGGATCGATGGGTTTTGCATTGGGGTCAAAGCTACTTTCAACGCCAGAAATCTGCAACGCCACATCAGCAGGAACGCCTTGCATTTGAGCTTCGTCAATGATGGCTTGTCGGTAGTCAACCACTGTCTTGCCGTTTTTATAGCCGGGAACACCGCCGCCAGACATACGAATCACTGGCTCGCCCTGATGGGCAAAGTTAAACCTGTCAGCCATACCGCCCATGGCCATACCTTGTTCTTCGTCGTCACCATAGCCTGCAATACCGCCGTCAGCCAAACCCTGCATATTGGGTGTGGGGATCTGTGCAATGCCTTGGTTCTCAGGAAGCCGTGTTTGAGCAACCATAGGCGCTGGTGCAGGGGCGGGAGTCATACCTTGAATGGCTGCGTCAACTACTTTGGGCTGTGGCACTGAACCAGCTTGCCCTTGAGCCGCGGTACGAATCTTCTTGCGGCGGTTGCTTTCGCTCAACGCCAGTGACACCATGTACGGGTCTTGCTTGTGCATCTGCGCAAACTGCTGCAAAGCAGGGTCTGGCATCATTGCCAGATTGTCAGAGATATTAGATAGTTCTTCTAATTGCATGATTTAATCCTGACCCATTCTGTAGATTGCCAAGTCTGCCAGACCAGCAGGTCGATCGTCAACAGAACCGCCTCCGGCAAATGCGCCCAACGCTTTACCTGTAATACCTAGACCAGCAGCTTGTTGAAGCATTGACGGGGGCTGTGCGTACATAGTCTGCGACTGTTGAGTCAAAGGCAAACCACGGATCATGTCAGACATGAAGCCCATCTGTTTGTATGGGTAGTTCTGGAAGTTCAGGAAGTCTTGGTACTCCGTGTTTAGCGCGTTCTGCATTTGATTTTGCTGCTGCGCACCAAACTTATTCTGAACGTCCAAGAGTCCGAGGTTCTGTCCGTACTGTGTCTGACCAATATCAGCCAGAGACTTAGCGCCTGTCATGGCTGTCTGTAGACCTTGAAGTCCCAGCCCGGCACCAAACTGTTGCTGTTGTGCGTTGAGTTGCTGGCCTGCTAAATTCTGCGCTTGGGATTGGTTGAACTGCCCCATGCCCTGTGTATAAGCGTTTTGCTGGCCCTGAGCAAAAATATCTCCCTGCTGGCGAGCTAAGTTACGGGCGGCTTCAGCACGCATAACAGCATCGCGACTACCACCAAAAGCTCCCGATCTAGTTGCATTAGATTGTTGTTGCGTACCGGCAATGTCTGCTTGACGCTGTGCGTCTTGTTGCTGTCTTGCAACAACGGTGTCCATGTAGGGGGACATGTACGCTTGAACGTTATTACCCGTAAACTGCTGTGTCTGATAGGGGTTAAACGTGTACTGCGTATTGAGAGCGCCTAAGCCTGCTTGCCCAGCCATAGCTGTGGCGTCGCCCAACTGAGGGGCAGTCTGCATCAATCCGGCATTTTCAAACGACTGTTGCTGTAAAGGCGTAAACTGCGCCTGACGATCCCGCATGTACTGCATGTAGGGATTTAGTTCTGTATCAGTAGCAAGCTCTGCTTTGCCTAACAGTTCTTCTGCAAAAGGTGCTATTACAGGCGCAAAGCCTGTTTGGTATTCTGTGACTGAGGATGGTGTTGGGGCTGCCATGATCTATTCCTTAAGCGGGAAGATATTTATCAGAGCGACTATTTGCCGCTACTTTGTTTTTGCCTGTGGTCTTGCCGCGTGCACGTTGCACACGATCCATCATGGCGTAAAGTTTCTTAGCGCCTGCATCTGTCGAGCCGTTACCCAACTCAGACACGATACGCGCAGGGATCACAAACTCACCATCGGCAAGGCGTGCGGGTTGTTGCTTCTGACCAATGGTTGCAGGGATGCTGTCAGACACGCCGTCACCGGGGCCTTTGAGCAAACGACCGCCATCAGAGTAAGAGCCGAGCGAGCCGAGACCGCCGCCCATGGCGTAGCCTGTAGCCCCGCCCATCGCCATGTCTTTAGCACGATAGTTTAATTTACCACGAGAGTAGTAACCGCCTCTAGCATCATTGTCACCGCCACCCCCACTAGGTGCTCCGGGGGGATCGCCACTTACGCTGCCACCAACACTAGTACTACCGCCACTAGGAGTACCGCTACTTGCCGGAGACGCTACAGCATCTGTTACAGAAATACTGTTATCAGGTGCCGCAGGATTAAATCCAGAAATACTATTTGAATTGTTACCACCAGAAGGGCCGGATGGCCCGTCGCCCCCGCCACCACTTGCGTTAGCAGCATTAGCCAAAGCCGCAGCAGTTAGGTAGCCTTCGTAGTCGCCAGTAAACGCACGACCGCCTGATTTACCATACATCAAGTAGTGCTCATAGCCAGACGTAAAGCGTGTAGGCTCACCGGACACAGATTTGCCTGTTTTTAATTCGGCTGCAACATCAGGATTAGCCGCAAGATACTCGGCTTCGTTAAAGTAAGATTTTGGATTACCGGGGACTCCTACAACTGTCTTTGTAGTAGTTGTACCGGATTTTGTTAATTTTGGAATTTTCCTACCCAGAATAGCCTCGTCATACCGCTGCATCACGGGTCTATTTCTTGTTTCTGCTTTACGTTGAGTTAAGTTTTTACCTTTACCCATCAGGAAGTTGTACGCGTCCAACGAGTCATCCGTCAGCTTGTTGTACATAGCGTTGTGTTCAGCCGCAGTTTTAGGCACTGAGGCGGTGTAGCCCAAGCTACCGCCACCTTCGGTATAGGCGTCGCGTACTTGTCCCATGCCTGTAAAGCCGCCATCTGGCCGACCGGGGATATTTGGCGTTACTGTGACTGTGCCGTCTTTGTTGGTCGTGATGTCGCCGGGTGTTCTGGTTAGGGGGTTGCCTGTATCGTTGCCATAGAAGCCCGTAGGAGTCACGTTAACAAACGGATCTGGTGGGCTTACAATAGGTATAGGCTCGCATGCAGTACCTGCCGCATTTAACCGGAATCCGGGGCCGCAGACAATTGGGTTTTGTGTTTTTGTTGCGGCTTCTTCCCACTTACGGCCTTCACCTTTACCATAGCGTTGGTAGTGAGTGAACGCAATATCGCTTGCATCAAACGATGGGTTCTTCTGTATGTAGTCTTTGCCTTCAGCAGAATTTATCCAAGCCTGCACGTCAGGATTGGTAGCCAAATAGTTTGCTGCTTTGCCCATATCAGTGGCAGCTACTTGAGACCCGGCGCTAAGTGGCCTCTGAATGTCGGCGTCGCTTACCTTGTATATGTCTTGCAACCTGTCAATTGACGCCTGATTCATGCCCGGGTTTGTTGTAAATTCTTTTAAAATATTTGCATTTAATCCCGCTAAACCACCACCCCCGGGCATCTCACTTGGATGAGATAAAGCGTACCGTGCCGCATCAGAAATGTTTGTGTTAGCAGTCAGGTACGGATTAACAAGATCTTGAGTTAGACCCGAAGTTTTAATGGCGTTGTTAATATCCGTTGTTGTTGCAAATGGATTGTCTTGAATCCACTTATTGATATTGGCACCCACAGTTGCGTTATCTGTAAGGTTGTAGGTATTCATTGCTGCGTTTTGCGCATCGCGCGCTTTGGCCGCAGCTTCCCAACCGGCTTGCCCAGTAAGTCCCGATGCTTGGTATAACTGCTCGTCGGTTAGCATAGCTGGAGGCGTTCCTTTAGCCATACGCACAACATCACCGCCACCAGCCAAAGCCACGATACCGCCCGTTGCCATAGGGGTTGGTTGCTGTAACGGTGGCTGGTTTAAAGAACCTACACCCAATCCATACGGGTTTGGGTTTGGATTTGGATTTGGATTTGGGTTCTGTTGCCTGAACAGATCGCGTTGGCCTTGGAAGGTTTTGTTTCCAAACTCGCTGGCTTTGACGGGCGTCATTGCTCGCATGCCATACAGGGGGTCAGGTCTGCCTGTCTCTGGGTTAATGTTGTAGTCAAACTGACGAATATAGCTGTTGTCTTTTGGATCTGGCAGTTTTGTGGTTGTAGGAACCATGGCGCCCGCCAAAATAGGAGCCGCCGCGTAACCGAGGTTGCCGAGATTGCCTTTGGCAAAATCAAGGGCCGCTCCGGGGCTAGCTATTGCTTTATTAAACCCAGCGGAAACTGCACCTGAAGGAGTCATGCGTGCAACTGCGTCTTGTGTAAACTGCTCCGCCGCTTGCGCAGGCAATGCTTCGCCTAATGCTAAATTAGTTGCACCTAGCTGCCCCTGCGCAGCAGTTGCGGCATTAGCCGCACTCATACCCCCGCCAGCCGTCATAAAGCTTTCGCCCAGACCCGCTCCACCATACGCACCCAATCCGGCCATGAGGCCGCGAGACAAACTGCCAGTAGCCAGTGTCGTAATACCTCCTGTGGCAACCCCAGCCATCATGGAGGACATGCCCAATCCAGCAGGGCCAAGGAACGCGCCGAGCGCAATAGGGGCAATAGATTTAAACAAGTCAGATAAAAACCCAGCTTCGGGTAAACCCGTAGTAGGATTGATGGTCAGCGTCGTGCCATTAGCTTGGGCAAACTGTTGTAGCTTCCGGACTTCGTCCGGTGTCATGTGTACAAGTAACGAGTCGTCACCGCGGCCATTGGCGGCTACCTGTTCGGCAAACTTATGCAGGCTCATTTTTGCCTCTCAAAATGGGGGTTGGTCGATAATATCATGCTTTAATTCTTAGGGGGTAACTTGTTGAAACTCCGCCCGATATGTCGCGGTACACATCCCCGGATCTAAGAGTATTAAAGTCAGCGCTTGTTGGTAGGGTTGCAATGTCTAAATGTAGCGATGCACCGCCCATGTCGCCGGGGTTAGAAATCTGGCGAAAAAACAGACGCAAAATGTTGTTCAGTTGCTCTTGATACTGGCGCTGGTACTCCGTTGGAGCCAGCGGCAAGTTTGGTGGGGTTGCGTTTAGTTCAGCCATTAGCGCCTGCCGTCCGGTCTAATGTCAATACGGGTTGCGCCAAGCTGCCATGCAGTGCCAAGAGTGTTCGACGACGCTTTAATAATCAACTGACGACCACGTATGCGCGTGTTGACTTGCCCTGTAAAGCCCTCAGTAATTAGGTACTGAACGCCGGTAAGTTTGTCCACATTAGCCGCCACAGGCGTGCCTGTTCCGGAACCTGAGTTCTGCATGGGGTACACCGTTAGCGTCAACTGCGGTGTGGTGGTTGAATCTGACCCTGTAAAACTTAAGTCGGGGAGCATACGCCAAATAAAACCAAAGTTGTGCCCGTCCCCGATGTCAAACTCAGACGAACTAATATAAGCATCAATTGGTAGCGCTTCAGTATTCTCCGCATTGTCAACACCTTGTTCGTGGTTGACAATCTTGCCTTCGCCATTAGTGCCATACGTTGAAGCAATAGGAGAGTCTTGCAAACCGGAATCAAGCCATGCTGTGCGGCCCATAGTTCCGTAATACCAGATTTTTTCTTGATAGTTATACACAACGTATTTGTCAATAACAGTGCTGCCACTAGAGCAATAGAACCACCATACTTCGTTGAAACCTTCATTGGTACTGCCAAATATTTGGTAGTTCTGGTTCAAGTTAATGTCTTGGAAAATGTACTTTCGCAGATCGCAGTTAAGCGTCTCTACACGACCATCGTAGGAATAGAACTTGTCAACGCCCATCCAGTACACCACGCCAGAAGCAAGCGCCACAGAATTTGGGCCCATGATAGAAATGTTGTCGCCCAAGAGTTGAGAGCCCCAAACGTACGGAGCGCCCAAGTACTGAAGCGAATACACAGACGCATCTGTGAACACCACAATCTCTTGGCGGGTTTGGATTGCTGAGACAATCTTTGAGCCGTGAGAAAAACGAACACTGCCTGCTTGGTTCGTAATTGATGGCGTCCACATTGTGGGGTTTTCTTGGTCAGACCAGCGAACTAGCATTGGGTCTTGTATCGTGCCGCCAAGATCGTTACAACCAAACGCAAACACAAAGCGGCTAGCATCGGACACGAATATCAGATTTTGTACGGTGGGTACGTCCGATGCGTCATATAAAGATGCTAAGGGTATACCCCTAATGGACAAAGATTGAACGCCAGACTGAGTGCCTGATGTATTGATCGTTAGATATTGTGTGTACGTTAAACCAGTAGGAGTTCCAGCAGTGGTTACTACGCCAGAGCCCCCGGGAGTAGTAGACAGAGTAAACGTGGTAGTTCCGTTTGTAACCGTGATGTAGTACGTTGTTGGACTAGAGTAGCCTGTGATTGATCCTGTGCCACCGTACAAACCGCTAATTACAACGGTCTGGCCAACCACCAAGGTTGAAGTTGCCGCCGTACAAGAGAATTGACCTGCTGTACCCGTAATAGCTACACCACTTAATGAACTGATACTCGGTGTTACTGCACTCAAAGTCAGCGTCGTTGCTGATGGCACTGTAGCTACGTAGTATGTAATGTTTGGGGATAAGCCCGTAGGTAAAGCGCCCGTTGTGTTCAGTTGAATAGCGTCGGTAGGAAGCAGCCCATGCGCTTCGGCAAAAGTAAGCACTGCGGGAGACGCGATTGAGACAGTAAACTCTTGTCCGGGCAACTGAACATTGGCGTTCCAGTAATAGATAGCGCCCCCACTTGGGCCAAAAATTAAGTCTTCACCAAAGTTGCTTTGCGTCCAAAGCTGTAGTGGTGAGCCAACAACCGCGTTAGTTCCCCAGCCACCAAGCCCCCAGCCACCACCGCCCCATCCAGTAAACGGGGTCTGAACTTCTGTACCTACGTTAATTTCGTATGTCGCAACACAGTTGGCCCCACCGCCGGGAGAAGCCGCCGCGTCAGTAGCATTAGCCAGCACAGCTACTGTAATTGTGTATATGTTGGCATCTATTTTGGTAACGCGATAGCCAAGTACGTTGTTAAGTACAGCCGCAGTAATGCTTGTGCCTAATCCAGTAGCACCACTAAAAATGACAAAGTCGTCACTATTACAACCATGATTAGCGTCATACACAGTGATTGTGTATGAGCCGTTTACCGCAGTAAAAGGGTTCCCTGTGCCAGATAGTCCCAGCATGGGGTTAACAATTTTACGGATGGGGGTGATGTCGTAGTACGCGCCACCTTGATTGATGTAGAACTTAAGACTAGTACCAACACCAATCAAATTCTGTCCGGCCAGCGTTACCCAATTCCACAACGAGCGGCACACACCGAGAAAAGTAAACGGAGAGTACTGTGTCCAGCCACCAATTTTCTCTGGCGTGCCTTGACGAAACCGAACTTTGTCAGTTTCATACCAACCACCCTCGGTGGTGTATCGAGTATTCTCCCGGTTGACCCCCGGCTTGAACAGTATTTTTTGTAATGGCATCGGTCAATCCAGTAGGGCGCACTCAGCAGTGCGGCGTTTTAACAAGCCCGGCAAAACCTTGCCGCCACCTTTAGTCCAGAGCATCAGTTGTTCTTTTGCGCCTTCCCAATCATTGGCATTGATTTTCCTCTTTAACGTAGATGTTTGCAAGCGTCCAGTGCCCAAGTTGTAGGCAAAGTCCACGATGGCGTTACACCTGCGAACATCAGTAATAAGGACGGGGCAGTTACGCAGAACTCCCGGTAGGTACGTATGCTCAAGCTCAATCATCAAAAGCGCCCGTGCCGTGGGTTCATCCATCGGCGCGTCTTCCAAAGTTACCTTGCGTTTGTCTGCATAGTAAGTTGATCCATAGCCAATTGTGGCTACGTTGGCAGGGCAAAGATACGGCTTTGAGCGAAAGCCCTCAAACCGTCTGCACATCTCTGCGGCTAGTTCTAAGTTCATAGCCCGCGCTGCTTCAGAGTTCTATCGAGGAACCAATAGTTAATTGTTCCAGCCAAGAGTGCCGAGAAGTCAGGCGACATCATCATCTTAAAGACTTCCATAGGGGCAGCGCCTGCAAGCCATGAGTTCCAGCCAAACCACAGATGCACAAAAGACCAGACCAAAAGAATCCAGTACGTAACGACAGGACGAACAGATGCAGACAAACTAGCCGCCCAACCACCTGCGGCTTTGACCATTGTTGCTTGTTGTTCTATAGCCGAGTTAAAGGCATCCATTACACCTACGTCAACAGCAGCTTCCCGTTGCGCCCCAATCTCAGCCAGCTTCATCTGACCTCTGATTTGCTCCAGTTCACACTGACGGGCAAACATAAGCATCTCGTGTGATCGTTCGTTCTTCTTGTCAAAGAACTTGAGAACCTCTGGAGCCAAGCGAAAAATACCGCCTAGCGCTCCGCCCAATATGCCACCAAATACTTCAAACATAATTAGTCCTTACAAGATTTTGATTTGTCTTCATTCTGCATGAGTTTGATACCAGACAGGAACCCAATCATGCCGCCGATAAGAGTAGAAAAAGCGGGTGAAATCATCTTGAAGATTTCTGCGTTGTCCACTTCCTTTGCCCACAAACCTAACATGAAGCTGACCACCATTGCCAATACAGAGATGCACAGGGTCGTGCTTACCATGAGGGTCACCCACAGCGTCAGCTTGTCCTTGGTGTCCGGAGCAGGTTTCCTGACCGGTCTGGGTGGTGGTTTTCTGGTCATACAAGTTTGTCAATCTCGCGTTTAAGGTTCGTGATGTCAATGTTTATCGTAATCTGCCGCATCCTGTATTCATAAATCTCATACTCGTACTGGTGAAACTTCTTCACCTGCTGGTCAATCTGTACCTGCACCGCACGTTCTGCATCTAGCTTCTCTACCCGTTTGGCAAACGCTTCTGTCTGCACGCTGGTTTGAGGCTGGACAATCGGATACCACTTGTCGTAGCTGATCTTCATTTCTTCTCTCGCTCAAGTGCATCTTTGTATCCATGAATGACTTTAGTTCTGAGTTCTGCCGAATCCGCCGCGCCAGCCCACTCTGACAAGTTGTTCCATATCGCCACATAATCTTGGCTTCGGCAAAACTTTGCATTGTTTGTCAGCCACATAGACATCTGCTGATGGCGCTCGGACGGGTTGTGTATTGTCCAAGCAATCGACCAGAACTCGCGCACATGGCAGCCATTCTTGGCTACGGCTCCAACTAGCCCCAACAGTAGTAACAGTATGAGCCAACGCATTTATCACACCATACTCCATGCAATTATGTACGTGCCATAGATGACGAAGGCCACTATACAGGCCGCCGCAATGAATGCTTCAGCCCAGTCCCACATATTAGTCCGCAGTAAAGTCTGCTTCAATTGCCGCAGGAGGCTTAGCGGCTTCTTGAATTGCTTGGATCAACGCATACACCTCTTGGTAGGGGCGCGTGCCAAGGTAATTCAAGACTTGATTTAACAGTTCAACTGGAATTGCAATCTTCATGCTGTCGGCTCTGTTGGTGTTGGGTATAGATCAGCAGTACGAGCGGTCAACATCAAGTCAGCGGCTCTGTATGCGTCTTCAGCGGTGATCGTTGCTTGCGCACCTGACGAGTACACACCCGTCATGATTGCTGTGGCAAAGTAATCTCGAACTGAGATACCAACTTCTTGACCCACTGGGTTGGCTGGGCCGCCTGTATTGATTTCTGTAGTCATCATTTATCCTTTAAGAAATTTCAACAATGGATGCGGTCACCGTTGCGGCGTACAAGAAATTACTTGGTGTAGTTGTTTTACAGACGCCAGCAAGATTATTACCAACTTGAGAGCCTACTAAATTAGTTCCGTCTATCATCCAACCATTAGAGGGGTTCACCGCAAGGGTTCCAGCAAACGAAGAGCCAAGACCTGCATATTTTGCCGGTGTGGTGTTATCAAATAAACCTGTAGCTGTTGTTGAATTCCAAATTTGACCGTTTACGCCTGTAGAAGTTACATAGTAAGTGCCACCAACATAGTTAACTTTGTTTGGAACACCACCTACATCCATCCAATAATAATTAGTGTTAGCGTAAGAAATAAAAGACCCGTATGTAGTTATTACATTGGTAGATGTAAAATATCCGATGACATAGCCGTAGACGGCGTTGTACGCACCATACAAAAATGTATTACCATTGACTGTTTGAGCCGTTCCAACGCCTCTTGGAATGGGCATACGCATAGCAGAAGTACTAACAGACGGTGTTAAAGCAAATCCATGTCCAGAAGTGTTATTCCAAACTAAATTTGTACCGTCTGTACCAAGTGCCTCACCAGCGTAATATCCACCACCTCCAACAGTTCCCATTCCTTGGTATGCGTACCCATTAGGAGACGCATAGTTAAATTGCGTCCAATTAGCGCCGCCTGTAAGGGTTGATGAAATCCAGACTGTATTTGCGTTGGCAGAAGATACAACATACAAAGTCGTACCAACGGCTTTTATGGATTGAGTACTGCTTGAACCGCCAATTGAAGAGGCTACTAACGTCCACGTTGAGTTATAGGCTGTTGATCTGTAAATTTTCCCAGTGCTACCTATCATATAAAAATAACCATCTACGGCAGACCAGCACACAGAAATCGGAGTTCCAGCCGCCCCAACGGTAAGTGTTGGGTTATAAGTAGTACCAATGTTTGTCCCACTAGTACCGCCCATAATAAAAACATCAGTACCGTCATCGCCAACACCAACCCATTTACCAGAGGAAGGGTCTGCGGCGGCATTTCTACAAGTAAAAGTTCTAGTACTACCACGGGTAGTCCCTGTTGATACTGTAGGGTCTGTGCTTAACATACAAGCATCATTTGTGCCTTGGTTAAGCATGGTCAAATAATATCCGTTCTCCAATCCCCACATTGGGCCAGCATAACTGCCTTGCACAGTAGCTGATGCCCACGTAGAACCGTCTGTAGACTTAAAGACAGCTGTAGTGCCAGATGATGGAACAGCTATAAGTACAGTGTTTGCACCAGCGCAGTTAACTTTGAAAGGGGCGAACGCAGAACCTGATAATAGAACTTCCCACAACAGTCCGTTGGTGGATGAAAATATACTAGGGACGCTTGCTTCATTTTTACTTGTGTAATATTTACCATACGCTGATGAATATTCGGTGGAATAAAAATTGGCTTGATTTCTACCTAAATGTGCTCCTGCATAACTAAACCAAGTTGTAAGGTCTGCACTTGCTAATGTTCCCCATTGGTTATTAACTATCCAGTGCGAACCAGTCCATCCAACATTGTAAATAGCTACCGCTGTACTTGCGACTGCTGTCCAGTAAGCCGTTGATTCTGTCCAAGTGCTTCCGTTGGATGAGGAGTAAACTTTTCCATTGTTGAAATTCATAAAGAAAAGTGAACCGTTACTTACAATTTGTTGGCAATTATTAGAACCAGATACAACAACTGCCGCACCCCAAGTAACACCGTTGTCTGAACTGTAGTAAACAGTTCCTAGAGTATTGTTTGTATTAGCCGCAACCCAAACAGAACCATTGCAACAAAGCATATTCCAACTTGAGCCAAATGGTATTGCCCCTATTTGTTGTGTCCATGTAATTGCATCGGTGCTCGTTGCTACATAAGCACCAGAGGTACAATTACCAACTGCCATGTAAATACCGTTTGCAAACAGAGTAGCTGAGACTGTGTAATTTGACCCGTCAGCAGCCGTAGTTCCTGCCGTGCTCACACTTGGTAACGCATAAGCGCTTCCTGAAGCCGTATAAACTTTTAATTGTTCGGTAGCGCCTAATGTTAGTGGTGCTTGCAATACGTTGTTATTAAAGGTTTCTGTTCCACCAGTAGCTGGGGTTCTATTGCTCGCTTGATTATTTACTACAACGTAATTTTGCCCACTGATTTGTTTAGAAACAGTAAGGGAAACAGAACCAGAAGTTACATTCTGACCAGAAATAGCTTTAACAATCGCTGTTCTACCAACAGGAACTGTATAAATAGTTGTGTTAGTTACGGTTTGAATACCAGTGCTGACTGAAATTGGGGTAGTTGGCATGATGTCCTCTTACGAAAAGAAATAGTACAAAAGTGAGTTGTCAGAAATAGCCAGCGTTTGAAACGTGGGTGGAACTCCAGCGCCGTTTGAAGTTAGCACCTGAGTTGCAGACCCTACAGCAGTAGACGTTGGAACAGCACCCGCGCCCCCACCAAGAACAACACCATACTGAGTCAATGCACCAGACGATGCCAATGTGCCAGCCGCTGTGTAGGCAAGGATGCCACCAGATGTTCCTGAGTTTAAACCCGTGCCACCATTAGCGACTGGTAAAGTTTGAATAAACGCTGGAGCACCAGCGCCACCTGAAGTCAAAATAAAGCCCGCAGTACTTGCGGTAGTAAAAGCAAAAGCCGATCCAGTTCCGTATCCAACACCACCTGCCGTGGGCGTAGCGGTTGAATTTGTGCCGCCGTTTGCAATAGGTAGCGTTCCAGTTACACCAGCAGTCAAAGATACCTGACTCCAAGTCGGTGTTCCCGTACCTTGGCTCGTTAAACTGTACCCAGCAGTTCCAACTGCGGTGAACGCTGTAACGCCAACACCTGATTGGAATGGAACAACACCCGCAGAACCGCCTGCAATGTTTGTTGTAGATACTGCGGCTGGGCCTAATGCCCAACCAACGTTGGAGCCATCATAAACAATGGCAGTCCCTGCAACTGTAGGAGCCGCTAAGAAAGTTGTAGCGCCTGCGCTAGACTGGTATGGGAATCTATTAGACGCACCGCCAGCCAAGTTAGTTGCTGTAGTAGCAGATGTTGCTGAAGTTGCCGTTGTAGCCGATGTTGCGGTTGTTGCAGAGCCTACTGACAACGTAGATTGCGCGACCCAGCTTGGAGCCGCAGCGCCATTTGCTTGGAACACAAATCCGGCTGTGCCAGCCGCCAACATCTGGGTTGTACCCGGTGCAGACTGATAAGGCACTGTGCCGTTAGAACCACCAGCCAAGTTTGTAGCAGTGCCAACAGGAATAGTCGATGGGGCCACCCATTGAGGCGCTGATCCAGTAGACGTTAAAACAAAAGTGTTAGCCCCAATTGGCAGCTTAGTCAAAGCCGTACCAGAAGCGTAGTACGTCATATCACCGGCAGTGTATGAAGACTGGCCTGTGCCGCCTTTATCTGTTAACAGTGTTCCAGTCACGCCCGTAGTTAGAGGCAAGCCGGTAGCATTGGTCAGCGTAGCAAAAGACGGCACACCCAGATTAGGCGTAACTAGGGTTGGTGAATTGCTGAACACCAGCGTACCAGAGCCAGTCTCATCAGTAACCGCCGCTTGCAAGTTTGTGCTGGTTGGTGTCTGAAGCCATGTAGCTACGCCAGTGCCCAAGCTATTAACACCCGTACCGCCCGAGGCTGGTAGCAAAGGAGTGCCAAGCACTAAAGACGGAGCATAGTCAAACGCAACGCCTACGTCAGTGCCGGTGTTATATACCCAAACTTTTTTGCCGTTAGGGACACTTACGCCCGTCTGACCGCTGACTTTAACAGTGACAGCAAACCCGCCAACAGAGTTATTAAAGACAAGATATGGTTTCTGAATGGCTGGCACATTGACTGTACCCGCAGCAGACAAAGTAGCCGTAATGTCTAAAACAAATGCACGGGCTACTTGATATGCGTTGCTATCTGACAGCGTGTATGTCGCTACGTTAGCCGCAAAATCGCTGGTAATTAGCGACGCCTTACCCACAATGGCTTGCTCTAAACCAGATTGTGTAGCAGTTGAACTTCCCAAGTTGACGTTGGTAGTTGCACCCCAAATGCCAGACTGTGCGCCTGTGGGGATAAGTTCAAGCTTTAGGTTGGTGGTATACGTGCTTGCCATTTGTCTACCTTAGTTTGAACTGCGTATTAACGCCGCCGTAGCAGTGTTAGCAGGCATTGTGATGGTGAAAGTGGTTGTTGATGTCTTGTCAGACCCAAAATCTAGCACAGCAATGGACTTGTTGCCTTTGCTGGAGTTATAGATCAACGCACACCTTGCTGTTAATGCGGCAGTCCAAGATACATTAGGAAAGCCAACATAGGCTGTGTATCCAGAAGACGATACCGTGATGGGTGTCAAAATAGAACCGCCCGCTGTGTACCCAGCAGCGACAACTTGTCCGGGTGTGCCCACGGAGTATGCTGTTGTTGTCTCGTTTAAATCGGCAACTGCTGTGTACAAGGCAATCTTGATAACGTCGGTCGTCAAGTCGTGTATGCCTTGATAAAGCTCTGCTTTAAAGCTTGTGGTCTGGGTCTGGATAATGCTCATTGCGGCGTGACCCGTGCTTCTCTACGATACGTATCGGTCTGCTGTTTACCGTCACCCAAGTTCTTCAAGAGTGCCAGCGCTTCCATGTACTTTTGGTTGTACATAGCGGTCATATCGGCCTCACCCTTCATGTAGGCGTTAGCTTCAACCAATGTCCCATACAGCAGCGCAGAGCTAAAATGATCGCCCAACCATGTGTTTGTTGCCGTGACAATAGACTCTGGCATGGCAAAGTAACTTAAGTCTGTTACCAGCGCGGCACTAGGAGTAGGCCCCAGAATAAACTGCAACCGCGTCACAGGTGTTGAAGGGCCATTAAGTGCGTAGTATTGCGGCGTTCCTGTTGCAGCAGGGTTTGGAAACGCCTCTTGCATAAACGAAGGGTCTTTGTTTAGCAAGTATATGTAGTTCCCGCTTGCATCAATTACAGCAAACGAGTACACAGACAGCAGGTCTGTAGGTGCATTAAACGTCTGCACACTTGGCGTTAAAGCCGTAGACGATGTCTTACGTAAATTGGCTAACGACACCGAGTTGTAGATGCGTTGCTCCGCCTGCTGAATCATGGTGTTCATGTCAGTAGTGTCGAAGGTGTTCTGCGTGTAATCGCTTACCGCAGTCACCAATTGAGCGTAAGTCAACGAACCTAGTGTTGCCATATAAAACCTTAAGCCATTGGCCCACGGGCTGTAATGCCCTTAGTCGCCGCGCCATTACCACGGGTGACGATGCCGGTTGTTTTAACGCCAATATCGCCAGCAGCTTTGCTGATGTTACCAACGCTCATATTAACGGTGTCGGCTTTGCCCATATTTGCGCGACCAGCTAAGTCAGCCAAAGCTTCTTTAGCACGGCCTGCGTACGCAGAAGCGGGTAGATTGTTAATCTTGGCCATGTTATTTCCCCTGATTTTTAACTTTAGCCATACCGCGACCATACTGCATCATCATCTCATTGGTCTTACCGCCCTTGGCAAGCTTTGTAGGCTTCTTGCCGGGGTGCATGTTTTTCTCGTGCTTGCCGACAGCAGATTTAATCATCTTCTTGTCTTGGGCTAAATCTTTCTTGTCCATATTAGACTCCTATGTAACGGTTACTGTAACTGTACCAACAAATGTCGTCGCCACCAAGTAGTTTGGGGTCAACGCCACATCAAAATTACTGGCCCCACCAACCGGGTTCCAGCCCCACTGCAAATCTCGTGACCCGCCTGTCAAACTACCACTAGCGTTTGTTCCTGCCGTGACGTACGTTGTGTCCTTGCGCGGGTTACGCACTGCCTGCGGATCATCCACTGGGTACATACCCAACTGCAACTGCGGCTGATCGGGATCCCAACACACTGGGCACACCATCAAATTGTAAAGCTTTGTCTTGATAACTTCTTTTTTCAAAGCTGTCAATTTAAACTGTTGGCCACACCTATCGCACATGGCGATACTGTTCTTACCAGATGCAAACCGATTACCCATTTACGTACCGCTACCAATAAACATCTGTCTCGGAACAAAACGAACCGAAGCCTTCTCACGATCTTCATCAGCCGCCAACTGCCAAGCTTCATCGTATTGTTGTTTCAAGACAGGTAAGCGCTCAGCGCCCCCTTCAATCTTGAGAGCCAAGTAATAAGCCAAACCTGCCACCATACAAGGCAAGAAGCGGAAAGGGACATCCATCGTGCGTATACCGCCACCAGCATCGTCAATACGGCGCATACGCCAGTAAACAAACTGATACGTGGCACTGTTGTCTGGGGTTGGCCAGAGGGTTACAGAGGGCAGATTCTGCGTGTACACAGCTACGCCTGTTAAATGTTGCACTGCATTTGTGCCGTTCTGCCCACGGAAACAGTTGTAAAGCACGTTGCCAGAGATGTACCCGTACTGGATAGTCTCGGACTCAATCAACAAGAACCCCGTAGCTGGAAGGTTAGCCGCAGAAGTTAATGTAATGGTTGTATCTGTGGCGGTAATCCCGCCGTTAAGAGTGGTGCCAATAGAAGAAGTCTGGCCATCCAAACGCTGATACCACACCTGAATAGGGCGGGCTTGTTGCAGTTTGTTGGGGATCGTGGCGTAAGTAGAAACACTGATACGCGTAATGGTCAGGTCAGCCTGCGTGGATGCGCTACCCGCGCCCGTGCGAATCACATGCTCAAGTAAATCCACTGTGTCTACGGGCAGTGCGTAGGTGTTCAGGCCCGGAGTCAGGTTAATAGTACCCTGCTCAAACGTCCACATGTTGACACCACGGTTTGCCCAATCAGCAAACAGCAAATTCAATGAACGACGGGCTGTACGTAAGTCGTAGCCCGTACGCAACTCCGAACCGGCGCGTTCAAACGCTTCCTCAACCAACTCTGTAAGGTCAAGGTTAAACGCTGCGGTTCCTGAAGTTGTCATCTAAAGCCTGCCGTTTTCTTTGCAATCGTTTTGGGTTGCGCTACGAATTGTTTTCCGGCTTTTTTGCCAGCACGTTTCGCACGCGTTGTCGCAGCGTACTCAGCAGGACTGAGGCTCTTAATCGCAGCACTAGGAAGGTATCGCTCACCCGTGTCAGAAGATTTTTTACCACTTTTGGTTCTCCATTTTTGGTCGCCCCAATCCTTCAATGATTTCTGAGGCGCTTTCAATCTCGGTAACCCCCGCCTGCCGCCTTGTACTTCTTGGCAACAAGCTGAGCTTTACGCGCTGACCACTGACCTGCACCAGTACCCTGCGTTGCTGCGGCTTTTACCTGAGACACAATCTTCTTGCGAAGACTAGGTTTTGTGTAATTGCCAGCCGCATTCACTTTACCGCCTTCAGCGTATTGCGTGAAGTCGGTGTCGTCCCGTCGGGCTTTCTTCTTACCCTTGGGCATTTTAGAAGGGGAGATGTCTCCCATACCGCGACTGGCCATCATGGTTTAGCACATCTTTCCACGGGTCTTGCCTTTGGTGGCAATACCGTCAGCGCGTGAAGAAGCAGAACCGCCGTTTTTCATACCCATAGCAGAACGAATGCGCTCGTTAACAGAACGCTTGTCGGTGGTGCTGCTGCCGCTTCTGGCGCTCTCACGATTTGCCTTTGCGCGCTCTGACACGGACATTTTGGTTTTGTCGGAAGATGGCATCTGTGATTCTTCAAAATCACGGCGACCACTTCTAATATTAGAGGCGTCAATAAGTTTAGTCTCAGGCTCGTCAAAGCCTCTTCTTACGGCTTTAGGCTTTGTTTTAGGCTTCGTTTTAGGCTCGGCTTTTGTTGTGTAAGAGGTGCCAGACTCGCCATATTCTTTGGCGTTCGGGTTTTTCAACGCCATGTCTTCGCGTTTATTTGCCTCTTCCATTGCGTCTATTTCACCGCCATCGTCGTAACGTCGTTTCATGTCGACTCCTTAGCAGGCTTTGCCGCCCATGTTCATTTTAACCATCTTACCCTTGGTTTTGCCTTTTTCAGCAATACCGTCTTTGCTAGGGGCGGCGGTCTTGACCTTGCCCATCGCCATACCGCCACCAGCCATTTTTTTAGCAGGAGCGCCTTTTTTCTTAGCAATCATTGCCATGAAGCCAGCATTCATTTTGGAAGCCATAGTATCACCACCTTTTGAAAATTTGCGACCCTTGTCCGCAGTTGTAAAATCCTTGCCCACAGACTGTGGGACTCCTACTTTCTTAGCAAACGATGGCGAATTTGCAATCGCTGCCATGAAATTGTGTTGCTTCTTACTCGTCGACGGCATTGTCTGCCTTCTTGCGTTTTGTCAGTTCACGAACCGTGTCAGATTCCCAGATACGAAGCCCAAGATAAATGATCGTGAACAGAGAAGCCAAAGGCGGAAGCCACGTAGCCATAACGCCAACAGTTGTTAAGACTGCTGCGCCATCTGCAACTACTTTAGCTGTGTCGTGCTGAGTCATACCATCCGCCCTTTTGTCTTGCCTTTTGTAGCGCAGCCATCAGCCGCAGTTACATAGCCACCATCCTTACAGTTCCAAGCCCTCAAAGACTTATTGATCCGTGAATCCGGATCGTTGGCCGTCTTCTCGCTTGTCAGCTTCTTCTTCATGCCACTCATCCTTGCACAGAAAGAGTCGCGCCGTGAGCCGCCCTCGGGTTGAGGTGCTTTCAATCCGGGTTTCCCGGGGTTGGCCGCGTTGTACGAGGCTCGCCCCTTGGCGTTCAAACCACCCTTCTCGGATTTGCCCTCTTTGCGAGTCCATGCTGGAGACTTAGCCATAATAAATATTGGCAGAAATTAGATTGGACATGCTCAAGTAGATACCGTTTTTAACAAGTATCCCTTCGCCGGGAATCAGTACAAAATTACCAAACCCATCACCTGCACCAACATCGTAACTAGCAAGCCACAAAGATGCGTATGCCGCCACTGTTCCGCCCGCAATAGTTCCAGAATTGATGTCTGTAATTGTAAAAGTGTCTGCGCCCGTGCGTGTGACTGAATAGTTGCCGTTTGTGCCGGATGTTCCGCTTGCTGTTGCAAAAGTAATTCCAATCACGTCTCCGGTAACCAAACCATGGGCTACCTTCGTAACGGTAATAACCGCAGCAGTCCTTGCGTACGTAGCGGCTACAGGGGCTGTAGTCGTGTCAAAGATGTCCAGTGTTCCAGCCGTAGCCGTACCAACCATAGACACAGCTTTGAGCCTGTTGCGCCCTAAAACAACAAAACCAGAGTTGTTAAGGTGCCCCGATTTAACGTCTGTTTGCATCATAATCAATCTCCTTTAAAAACGGGGCCGAAGCCCCTTGGGTTGATTAGGAGTTAGCGAATGGTGTGGCAACAGAGCCAGTGCCCAACACCATGCCAGTGACCATGTACTTGTTAGCGGCAATGGCAACGATTTGAACCCATGAACCTGCAACACCGCCAGTGGTAGTGCCATTTAAGTTAATGAAATCATTAGCAGCGGCGGCGTTAAAACCAACCAATGCTGCGCCGTCGGTATCGGCGTCATTCATCACAATTGTGCCAACGTATTTATCAGTGCCGTCTGTACCAATCTTCAAAGAGCTTGTAGAGATGGTAGTAGGAACCCAGATTGTGTAAACAACGCCTTCGTTATTGGCTGTACTTGGGTCTTGACCGGGGCCAGATGTAACGGGATTAGTTGAAACATTGATTGCGGGTAATGTCAATGTCAATGCCGCTGCCAAAGAACCACCAACAGCGATGATGCGACCGCCATGAGCTTCGGGAGTTAATGTGGTGCTTGTTGTGATGTCAACGATAGACGCTGGGCCTTGTTGATAAATGCCACCCAATGAACGAACTGGGCCTTGAAACGTAGTGCGTGCCATGATTTTTCCTTACATGCAAGTTGGGGTGTTCTGTCTGCATGTCGTCAGCCGGGACTGTCAGAACACCGGATAAGCCCGGAATAAAGTCAATATACACCAAAAGAAAAGGGGGCACAAGGCCCCCCTTCAAATATTTCCGAAGAAATATTAGGTCGAACCGGGGGAGCCAAAGACGCCCAATGGATCGCTGAAGCCAAAGCTGTAACGCTCACGGGCTTTGTAACGAACGTTACCTGTGTCGAAGTCACCATCCATAGATGTGGACAACGCCATACGCTCGAAGTGCTTCAAGCCGTTAGGTACGTCTGTAGTCAAGAACCAAGCATTTGTGTCGGTCAAGTAGTGGTTAATTGTGTAACCTTCAGGGATCGAACCGTTGTTCTTCAACGCGTTGATGTCGTTGTCAGCGGTACCAACACGGAGGTTAGTTTCGAGCAAACGAGTAGCAACGAACTGAAGTGCTGGAGGCACAATCAATTTCTTAGGTTTAGCAGCAATCAACAGGCCACGCTCATCAGTCCAAGCGGCGATTTGAATAACGGCGTTTTCCAACGATGTTTCATTCAAGTCAGAGTTGGTTGAAGGACGATTGCTGTTAACACCACCAGACACCAATGGGTGCGCTGTAGAGAACAGAGCAACGCCGTCGCCGCCAGCATATACGCCAGCCGTAAAGCCGTTGTTTAAAACAGAGGCAGCTTTAACTTGCTTGGTGTATGCCATAGCACGAGCCAAGCCCTTGGTGTAGCGAGCAGACAAGCTGTCGTACAAGTTATCTTCAACCGCTTCTTCAGTGATTGAGAAACCCAAGGCGATGGTTTCGTGGTTGTAGCGAGCCGTGAACGCTTCTTGCGCATTGTCATAAGCAATGGCTGAACCCTCGTTCTTGACTGGAGCAGCAGAGAAGCCAGACAGTTTTGTCTCTTCTTCGAAGCTACGCTCAGATTTCTCTGTTTCGTAGATTTCTTTGTGCTCTTCGCCGTAGGTAGCATACTGCAAGCCGAACAAAGCGTTCAGGCCGGGGAGCAGTTCTTTAAGTAGTTGTGCGCGTGAAATAGCCATGGTTTATGCTCCTTATACGCCAGTTGCGTTGTTGTACTGATGCATAGTCGCATTGATCTTGACGATGACTTCAGGGAAGACGTCGGCAGCAGTGGCGGTGTCCCGAACTACATCAATGATACGAATAGGCAAGGTGTTGGTTGTAGCAGTGCTGTCCAAAATAGCCACTGCTGAATTGCCAGTGATTGTTGAACCCGCGTTCTGTACCAACGTGGCGTTATTTCCGATGGCGGTAATGCCAACACCAGTAATAACAGTCGTGCCAGACACAACAGCTACTTGGAACAATGTGTCAGGATCATCAGCGACCACAGCAAAAATCTGCGTGCCAGACTTAATAGCCTGACTAGCTGGATAGTACTGTTGTTGCTGAACTTGGCCAGTTGAACCGTTGGTAAACTGAACACCTAAGAAAATACCGGTAGGCGTGGCAGTTGTTGTGCCGGTGTCCTTCTCAATAGTTCCATCGGAAACACGTTTTACCAAGTCACCATAGAAAATGCTTGTGGCATAACCACTTGCAATTTGCATCAAACGGGTTGAACCCGCGAATACCTGTCCACCAATTAGGTTTACAGGCTTTAGACCGTAAGGGGCCGAGACTGTAGGATAAGCCATAAAGACTCCTATAAATTATTTAGAACCAGAACCAAATCCTGTTCCGCGACTTGTTGTTGACTTGCGGTCAGCAAACAAGGGCATCCGAGGGTCATTATTTCGCATGAAATGATTGTCAACTGAATCCATCTGGTTTTGAGCTTGCCTGTTGTAATACTCAGCACGGGCTTCAACGCGTTCCTTGGGAGCCTTGCAAAGCAATAGCCCACCAATTTCCACATTGCCGTTTGCGTTATTACCAAACAAGGCCAATTCTGGATGATCCACTGCTTTCACCGGCTCATAACCATCGCGCATCTGTAAAGACACGTTGTTGGCTAATGGCTGACCTAGCACATGCGTCGCTATCCAGCGAAACGTGTAATCCGGATCAGGTGTCGGATCGGGCAAGTTGCTCGGTGGTACGTATACCGAACGAGCAGATTTATCGCGTGACTTACTGTCACGATTTGAGCGGTCACTAGTTTCAGCCATCTTAATTCTCCAACTTTGCTACTTGAACAGCGTATTGCTGTGGGGTTAAACCAAATTTTTTCGCTAACGCTACTTGCGTTTGAGTTAGCTTAATTTTTCCTGCACTCGTAGAACGAGATACAGAGGCAACCACTGTCGTAGGTCGTTTTTGAACCTCACCAGACCTTGGCTTGTCATTTGCTTGACCGAATAAATCCGGAAAAGTTGACTTCATGCGACCATCAATTTGGTCGAAATATTCAGCAGAGCGGGGATCCACTCCGTTTGTGACTAGCTTTTGGTGCAGCCCTAGTGCGTAGCTGGTGTATTCCTCAAACCCTTGCTGTCCGAACCACTGGTTTTTTGCCTGCCAGCGCAGAGTTTTTTCGTCCGGTTCAGCCCTTGAAGGTTGGGCTTGTTGCGTTTGTACCTCAAAATTTTCATCCTGTAAAGGGGTAGGACGATAATTTTTTACTTGTTCTGCACGAATCTTTGCATCCATCACAGCTTCTTGGGCTTCAATGATGGCATCTGTGTCAAACGATTCCTGCGCTGCCTTGAGTCTGCTGCGAGCTTCTTTCA